CGCCTCTACCCCCACGCCCGCCCCGGCCGCCCAGCAGGCCGCGGCCGACGGCGCCGACACCCCCGCGCCGGCCGACACAACCCACGCCCCGGCGGGGCTTACCCCGCAGTTCTCCCATGAGCGGGTGCCCCTGGTGCTGCACTACGCGCCCGCCGACCGCGAGGAGGCCGCCCGCCTCATGACCGCGGCCCGGGAGACGTTCCCGGGGGAGGAGGCGCCGGACATGGTGCTCCGCGGCCTGCGCACCCTCGTGGCGGTGCTGGACTCCCGCCACGCTCATGACGGGGTCGTGACCGTGGCCGCTCTCCTCAAGGCCGCGGGAGTGGACGCGGCATGACCACGGATATGCCGGCACCTCGAGTACGCCCGCGGTGGGCGCGCCGCCCTGAGAGGCTCCTCACGCAGAACTCTGAGCTGCGGGAGGAGGGCATATGGAACTGGACGTTGCCCGCCCTGGCCACGCGCCTGCCGGACGGACGCACCGTCAAGACGTGCCCGGCTGCTGGGGTCTGTGGTTTGGCCTGTTACGCGAGGAACGGGACGTACAACTTCCCCGGGGTCATCAAGCGCCACCAGCAGAACCTTGCCTACGTGCTGGACGACCTGCCCGGCTGGCAACGCCAGATGGTGGCGGAGCTGGGCAGCCCCCGCATGCAGGGCGCATGGGTGCGCGTCCATGACGCCGGGGACTTCCTGAGCGATGAGTACCTCGCCGCGTGGCTGCGCGTGATGCACTTCCGCCCCGGGGTGAACTTCTACGCCTACACCAAGGAGGTGGAGCGGTTCCGGCGCCTCGTGGAGCCCGCCCCGCCCCGCAACTTCCGGTGGGTGTACTCCTACGGCGGCCGACAGGACGCGCTGCTTGACCCCCGCCGGGACCGCGTGGCCGACGTGTTCACCGACGAGGAAGCCATCCGCGCCGCCGGCTGGCACAACCAGACCGCCTCAGACCTCCTGGCCGTCCTGGGCCCGGCGCCGGTCGGCATCCCCTCCAACAACATCCCCCAGTACCGGCGCCGCATGAACGGCCGCTCCTTCCGTGAGTGGCAGGAGGAGCAGGACAGCCGCAGATCAGGGCGTGCCTGACCCCCTCAACAAGGCCACTCCCGGTTGCACCGCCACGGTGGGGCCCACCTGCGCCTATCCTGCTGGTGACTGCCTGGCGTATCGGCCGAGTCTCGACCCCCTTGTGCCCGGGGAGAGCTGTGCAGTCCATCCGTGACCTGCTGGAGTACGTGCCTGTCGACTCCCTGGTGCCGCACCCGGAGAACCCCAACCGCGGCGACGTGGCCGCGATCAAGGAGTCCCTGGAGGAGAACGGGCGCTTCCTGCCCATCGTCGTCCAGGCCTCCAGCCGGCATGTGCTGTCCGGCAACCACACGCTCCAGGCCGCGCGGGAGCTGGGCCACACCCACATTGACGCCGTCGTGATGGACGTGGACGACCACCAGGCCCGCAAGATCATGCTCGCCGCCAACCGCACCGCGCAGCGCGGCAAGACGGACCTGGATGCCCTGGCCGAGGTGCTCTCACAACTGGATGGGGACTACGCCGGCACCGCCTACAGCGATGCGGACGTGGAGCGGCTCCTCGCCCCGCCGCCCTCCCTGGATGAGCTCCAAGACACCTACCGCAGCCCGGACGGCCCGGACCCGGACGCGGCGCCGGCCGAGGACGGCGACGCCCCCGCCGGCGAGTTCTGGCCCGTCCTCAAGTTCCGCGTCCCGCAGGACGTCCGGGATGACTTCTACGGGCTCACCCTCCAGTGCCCCAATCCCAACGACGACGCGGAGCGCTTCCGCTACCTCCTCGACCGCGCCCGCCGCGCCCACCCCTCGGAGTGACTCATGACCACCACCCCCGTACGCGTCAAGGCCACCGGCGTCCTCCTGCCCGTGGAGGAGCTGACGCCGTTCCCGGGTAACGCCAAGAGGGGCGACGTCCCCACGATCCTCGCGAGCCTGCGCCGTAACGGCCAGTACCGGGCCATCGTGGTGCGCGATGAGGGCAACGGGCGCCTCGTCGTCCTCGCGGGTAACCACACCGTGCAGGCCATAGCCGAGCACGGGCCCGGCAGCTGCGGACACAAGGGCTGCGGCCTGTGCGGCGGTGTGCCGTCCTGGCAGCCCGTGGCCCGCGCGGATGTGCTGGAGTGCGATGACCAGACCGCCACCGCGGTGAACATCGCCGACAACCGCACCTCCGACAAGGGCACGTACGACTACGACGCTCTCTCCGAACTCCTCGGCTCCCTGGACACCCTTGAGGGCACCGGCTACAGCTCCCAAGACCTTGAGGACATCACCAACCTCCTCGCCGCCCCGCCGGATGAGCCGGAGGAGCTGGTGGAGAAGCACGGCGCCCCCAATGAGGACGTGTTCCGCCCGCAGATCAAGATCACCGTGGACGCCGGCGTGTTCGACCGGTGGCGCCGCGCCCTGGACCACCACGAGGGCACCGACGATGAGGCCAAGCTGCGCGGCCTGCTCAACGAGGTGGAGCTGTACCGGCAGGGCGCCGCAGCATGACCACTCACGCCGGCCTGGACCAGCCGCTCAAGGTGCTGTCCTCATACGCCTATTACCGCGGCACCAACATGGACGCGTTCCTCGCCAAGATCGCTACGGAGTCCATGGTGTTCGGGGACTCCGGCGCGCACTCCGCCCGCACCCTGGGGCTGCACCTGACCCTTGAGGACTACGCGGCGTGGTGCCACCGCTGGAACCACCACCTCACCCTGTACGCCAACCTGGACGTCATCGGCGGCCCGCAGGCCACGTGGGAGAACCAGAAGCGCCTTGAGACCGAGCACGGCCTCACCCCCATCCCCGTGTTCCACACCGGGGACCCGTGGGAGTGGCTGGAGCGCTACATCGACGAGGGCTACACGTACATAGCCCTCGGCAAGCTGCTGGGTAACCCCATCGCCGAGGTGCTGCCGTGGCTCGCGAAGGCCTTCCAGATCGCCGACGGCCGCGCCGTCTTCCACGGCTTCGGCCTCACCGTGTGGCCCGCCCTCAAGGAGTTCCCGTTCTACAGCGTGGACTCCTCCACCTGGGCCCAGCCCTTCCGGTTCGGCCTGGTCAAGGTGTTCGACCCCGGCCGCGCGCAGTTCATCACCTTCCAGATGCGGGACAAGGCCGCGCTGCTTGAGCACCGGGACCTGCTGCGCGCCCACGGCGCGGACCCCATGCACTTCGCGAGCAAGACCACGTACGACCGCACCGCGTGGGCCGGGCTCGCCGCCATCGCGTGGCGCCGCGCTGAGGAGTACCTGCGCCACCGTCACGGCCCGATCACCATCCCGCCGAGCCCCCGTGACCCGGTCGCCCGGGACGGACGGCCGCCCGCCCCGGCCGGGCTGCACCTGTACCTCGCGGAGACCACCACCACCAAGATCATCCGCGCGTCCGTCGGCCTGCACCGCGCCCGCCAGCAGGAGGCCGCCGCGTGACCGATCAGCCGTTCAAGGTGCTGTGCTCCTACGCGTTCTTCCGCACCACCGACATGCGCGACCTCACCGGCAAGATGGCCACCCCCGGCACGTGGGTGTTCGGGGACTCCGGCGCGCACTCCGCCCGCACCCTGGGCCTGCACCTCACCCTTGAGGACTACGCGGCGTGGTGCCACCGCTGGGATGAGCAGCTCACCCTGTACGCCAACCTGGACGTGATCGGTGGCCCGCAAGCCACCTGGGACAACCAGCGGCGCCTTGAGCTGGAACACGGCCTCACCCCGATCCCCGTCTTCCACACCGGGGACCCGTGGGAGTGGCTGGAGCGGTACATCGCCGACGGCTATACGTACATCGCCCTCGGCAAGCTGCTGGGCAACCCGGTGCCGGAAGTCATCAAGTGGCTGGCCAAGGTCTTCCAGATCGCCGACGGCCGCGCCGTCTTCCACGGCTTCGGCATGACCACGTGGCGCGTCCTGCGGGAGTTCCCCTTCTACTCCGTGGACTCCTCCACGTGGGGCTCCAGCTTCCGCTACGGCTACCTGAGCCTGTTCGACACCGCCCGCGGCCAGTGGGTCAAGGTCAACCTGCGGGACAAGGCCGGGCTCCTCCAGCACCGGGACCTGCTGCGCGCCCACCACGCCGACCCGGCCGTGTTCGCCTCCCGCGCCGCCTACAACGCCCGCCATGCCGCGGCCCTCGCCGCCGTCGCATGGCGCCGCATGGAGCTGTATTTCCGGCAACGCCACGGCCTCATCAGCATCCCGGACAGCCCCCGCAACCCCATCAGCCGCCACGGCGCACCCTCCCCGCCCGGGCTGCACCTGTACCTCGCGGAAGGCAGCACAACCAACCTCGTCCACGCCTCCCACGGCGCCACCCGAGACCAGCAAGGGACCACCTCATGACCACCGAGCAGCCCACCACCCCCACCCCCGACACCGCCGGCCTCGTCCGCACGGTCACCGTCGGCCCCATCGGCATCTACTTCACGAACGTCAACCGGCCCATGGGGCTGCGCGCTCACTCCCACACCGGCGCCGTCACCGTCGTCTACGACACCGTCGGCCGCCACGGCTACCCCTCCTTCCAGGAGACGAACGCTGCGCTCGAGCGGCGCATCCACGAGCTGACGCGCCGCCCGTTCAAGGACGCCACCAACGAGGACGTGGCAGACCGGCTGTGGGCCCACCTGGACGGCTACGTGGCCCCGGAGTGGCAGCAGTGGGGCGGCACCTACCGGCTGCGCGCCGTGCACCTCGATGTCGTCGGCGTCCACGACGACATCGGCCACGACAACGGCACCACCCGCTACACCGTGGCCATCCCCTACACCCACGACATCTGAGGAGCACCGCCATGCCCCACGCCGTCACCGTCCGGCACAACGCGGAGACCGCCCACCGCCTCCCGCACCTGCCCGGCAAGTGCTTGTCTCTGCACGGGCACTCCTGGTGGTTCGACATCACCGTCCAGGCCCCCGACCTGGACGCCACGGGCCTCGTCGTGGAGTTCGGCCCGTTCAAGCGGGAGCTGCGCACCTGGATCGACGAGCACCTGGACCACGGCGTCATGCTCGGCCCGGACGATCCCCTGCTGCCCGTGCTGCGCGCCAACAGTTGCAAGGTCCACGAGGTGCCCGGCTACCCCACCGTCGAGAACGTGGCCGCCATGCTCGCGGAGGTGGCCGCCGACAGCCTGGAGCGGCTCGTGCGCGCCCCCGGGGCGTACGTCTCCCGCGTCCACGTGCAGGAGACCCACGTCAACGCCGCCACCTGGACCCCCTCACACCTCGGGGCCGCCGCGTGAGCGCCGACACCGTCCCCGTCACCGTGTCCGCCGACCACACCCTGATCGTGTCCGAGACGTTCAGCCGCACCGTGCAAGGAGAGGGCCCGAGCACCGGCCGGCGCGCCTCCTTCCTCCGCCTCGGCGCCTGCAACCTCTCCTGCGACTGGTGCGACACCCCCTACACGTGGGACGCCTCCCGGTTCGACCTCCGCAAGGAACTCAAGCGGCGACGCGTCGGGGACCTCATGCCGCAGCTGCTGGACGGCGACCCGGACATCGTCGTCATCACCGGCGGGGAGCCCCTCCTCCAGCAGAACAAACCCGGCTGGACCTCACTCCTGCACGCGCTCACCGCGGCCGGCGTGGAGATCGAGGTGGAGACCAACGGCACCATCGCGCCCACCCCGTACACCGCTGACACCGTGACCCGCTTCAACGTCTCCCCGAAGCTCCAGCACGCCGGCGACCCGGAGCACAAGCGCATCAACGGCAAGGCCCTCGCCGTCCTGCGCTGGACGGAGCGCGCCGCGTTCAAGTTCGTGTGCGCCACCGAGCTGCACGTGGAGCAGGTCACCCGGCTCACCGAGCACTACGGCATCCCGCCGCGCCTCGTGTGGGTCATGCCGGAGGGCACCGACGCCCACACCATCACCACCCACCTGCGCGCCATCGCCGACCCGGCCATGGCCGCGGGCTTCAACCTGTCCGGACGTCTCCACGTGCAGGCGTGGGGCGACGAAAGGGGCCGCTGAGCCATGACCACCTACTTCCCCCGCACGCACCCCCTCGTCCGGGAAGGCGACCACGAGGGAGCCGCCCACGTCTTCCGGGACGGCGTACGCGCCTGGCTCACTGCCCGCGGCATCGACCCCGACCACCCCGAGGTCGTGGACACCCCGGACCGGGTCCTGCGCGCCCTCACCGAGATGACCGCCGGCTACGACGAGCACCCCGGCAAGCACCTCGCACGCGTGTTCCCCGTGGACCACCCCGGTACCCCCATCGTCGTCACCGGCGTCCCCTTCACCAGCCTCTGCGCCCACCACATGCTGCCGTTCACCGGCACCGCCGACATCGCCTATCAGCCGCACCCGGACGGCAAGGTCGCCGGCCTGTCCAAGCTCCCCAGGGTCCTGGACGTGTACGCCCGCCGCCTCCAGACACAGGAGCAACTCACCCGGCAGGTGACCGACGCCCTGGACACGCACCTAGCCCCCCTCGGCTCCGCCTGCATCATCCGCAGCGAACACGGCTGCCTCGCCCACCGCGGCGCCCGCAAGCCCGGCAGCGTCATGGTCACCGCCTCCTACACCGGCGCCTTCCAGACCGACCCCCAGGCCCGGGCAGACCTGCACCGGCTCATGGCCGCCTAACCACCCCACCCGCCCACGGGGCCCCATGACCCCGCCACGCGGCCCCAATAGGGACGCGGCCCCGACCAGACACAGGAGGTGACCAATGCCCGCATCCAAGGCGCAGCAAGCGGCCGTGGCAGAACGCCGCGCCAAGGCGATACAGATGCGGCTGGCCGGGGTGGACTGGGACACCATCACCACCCGGCTCCAGTACCGGGACCGCCACAGCGCATGCCGGGACGTACGGCGCGCCCTGGACAAGGCCCGCAAGGAGGAGAACGAGAGCGCCGACACCATGCGGCAGCTCGCCGGCATGCGGTATGAGCGGCTGATCGCCGCCCTCATGCCGGAGGCACTCAAGGGCAACGTGCGCGCCGCAGCGGAGGCGGGACGCATGACCGAGCGCATCGTCCGCCTGCACGGGCTGGAGGCGCCGAAGCAAATCGAGCACTCCGGCGAGGTGACCACCTACCAGATTGTCGGCCTGAGCCCGGAGGAACTGGTGTGAGCGGTCCACCGGTCGTCACGTATGAGCCGCGGGGCGCGCACCGCGATTTCATGCTGTGCCGTGACACCGAGTTGGTGGCAGTCGGACGGGCGGGAAGCGGCAAGACGCTGGCCGCGGCCTGGAAAATGCACCTGACCGCCATGCAGGTGCCGAACATGCGCGGGCTGATGCTGCGCTCCACGCACACCAGCCTCGTGGCCACCACCCTGGTGACGTTTCAGCGGCAGGTGGCCGCGGCTGCGCTCGCGGACGGCTCAGTGCGCTGGTACGGCGGCTCCGGCAAGGATCCGGCAGCGTTCCGGTACGCCAACGGCAGCCAGATCCTGGTAGCCGGCGGGGACCGCCCTGAGAAGTTCCTGTCCGCTGAGCTGGACCGGGTCTTCGTGGATGAGGCGGTGGAGGTCTCCCTGGACCTGTACGAGACGCTCATATCCCGTCTCAGGGGCCAGGCCGCCACCTACCGGCAGGTGGTGCTCGCCACGAACCCCTCCCACCCGCAGCACTGGATCAAGCAGCGCGCGGACGCCGGGCTGCTGCGCATGATCACCTCCACGCACCGGGACAACCCTGCGTACGTCAACCGGGACGGCTCCTTCACTCAGGTGGGCCGGGAGTACATGGAGAAGCTGGCCGCGCTCACCGGCGTGCGGGCGCAGCGGCTGCGTGAGGGGCGGTGGACCAACGCGGAGGGCGTGATCTATGAGGAGTGGGACCCCGCCATCCACCTGGTGGACCCGTTCGTCCCGCCGGCGGACTGGCCGCGGCTGTGGAGCGTGGACTTCGGTTTCCGCAACCCGTTCACGTGCCAGTGGTGGGCGATCGACCCGGACGGCCGCATGTGGCTGTACCGGGAGCTGTACATGACCGGCCGCACGGTGGACCAGCACGCGCGGGACATCCTCAAGGCCGTCACCGACGATGAGGGCAACTGGACCGAGCCCAAGCCCATGACGGTCGTGTGTGACCACGACGCGGAGGGGCGCGCCGTGCTGGAGCGTGAGCTAGGTCTGACCACCACGCCGGCCGTGAAGCGGGTCAAGGACGGCATCCAGGCCGTGCAGCAGCGCATGCGCCCGGCAGGGGACGGCAAGCGGCGGCTGTACGTCATGCGGGGCGTGCTCATCGAGCGGGACGAGGCCCTCGCGGAGGCCAAGAAGCCCATGTGCCTTGAGGATGAGATCCCGACGTATGTGTGGGCGAAGACGCCGCCCACGTCCGCGGCGACCAAGGCGGAGCCGGAGGAGCCGCTCAAGGTCGATGACCACGGCAGTGATGCGATGCGGTACGCCGTGGCGGAGCTGGACCTCGTGGGGGAGGCGACGGTGAAGGCTCCCACCCGGCAGACGGGGCGGCCGTCCAGGGCGGCGCAGCGGTACGGGCGCACGGTGGCGGATAAGGGGAGCGCCCCGGGCCGGCGGTAGATCCACAACGATGCACGCGCATGTATGTGGACTAGATAGCACCTTGACGTTGCAACCTCATGGTGCATATAGTGGTGTCACGACGCAGCGCACGACACCAGGGAGCACCTCATGACCGCCACCACCGCCACCGCCGAGACCACCACCACCGACGCCCCCGCCGCCACCTACACCACGGTCACCGCCTGGAAAAACATCTGGGGTGGGGACGACGGCCTCCGCTACATGGGCCGTCAGGTGGTCGCGTCCCGCGTGGTCACCACGGAGGCGGAGTTCATGGAGGCATGGGAGGAGCTCGGCACCTACTGGGAGACCAGCTACCGCGCCGCCCGCCCCGCCGACGACCGCTGGGACACCGACAAGAACCTGTACTACTGAGCCGCCACGCAAGGAGCGCCCCATGTGCGACAACGACAGCGACTACCAGCTCCCCGGCGAGACCGAAGAGGAGTACTTCGCCCGGATGGAGACCCGCGCCGACCGGGCAGCCTGGTACGACCAGGACCGCTAAGGCCAAGAGAGAGCCCCGCACCACGGTGCGGGGCCCCCGCTGCTCCCGAACCCCTCACGCACCCCACCGTCGCGCGCTTCCGTCCCCAGCAGGCCACCACAAGGAGCACACGCCCATGGACAAGCAGACGTACCTCGCCCACCGCCGGTCCGGCGGCTACGGCACTGGAGAGGGGCACGTCGGCCTCGTGGACCAGAGCGAGCCCGGGGGCGCGCGGTGCACCCTCTGCGGGGGGCACGCCGTCCTGTACTTCGTGGAGACCGCCGAGGAGGACATGCTGTACGCCTGCCTGGCGGACGCTGCTGCCGTCGCCTACGACGTGGCCGTGGCTTCCACCGCCGACCCGGACGTGCCCGCCTCCGAGTGCGGCGCCGACGACCGACGGCACCGCAACCTGCCGTAGCCCCTGCACGCCGAGGGCCCCGCACCAGCACGGTGCGGGGCCCTTCGTTTCATAAGCGTGCGGCCGTCGGGCGTCTGGGAAAGCAAGGTGGGCGGGCTACTGGGCGGCCCGCTGCGCCTCGCGCTCCGCGTGCTCCTCATACGCCTCGCGCACCTCACGCTCGTGCACCGCCTGCCCGACCGCTCGCAGCACCTCGCCGGCGAGGTCCCGCCGGTCCGGGCCGAACGGCACGTTCATGAACGACAGGGACGGGCTCGCGATCCAGCCGCGCCGGTGCAGCCACAGCTTGGTGCGGCGCCGCGCCTGCTCACGCAGGCCGCCGGCGCGCGCCCACCGGTCGGCCGCGGCATCAGGGTCAGGGAATCGGAAGAGGGTCACTGGTCGCCGGCCTCCTCGTCGTAGCTGTCCAGGCTCGCCGGGATGACCACGATGCCCCCGAGGGTGAACTCCGGGCCCGGCCCGTACAGCAGCACCTCCGTGCCCTCCTCCGTGGGCAGCTCCACCTTCTGCATGGGGGTGCCGCTGTCCCGCAGCTGCCGCAGGCCCTCGGTCATGCCCCCGCAGGTGCAAGGAGCGGGGGCCGCCACGTCCTGCGATCCGGTGCCGCTCGCGATCTCAGGGCCACCGCCGAGGCAGTGGCGCGGCTCCTGCTCGTCCGGTGTCTCCGTGTGATCAGTCATGCGTCCAAGGTAGGGCGCGGCTCCGACACTGCGGACGAATTACGGCAACCCGGTCCGTGTGAGCCACGTGACACACACCGCCATTGACCGAAGAAAACACGGTGAGACGGCTCTTTCGCCGAAGAATCCAAGGCGTGACCTACGATGTGGCCTGTAAACCGGTAGATCCTTCACGTCGGGGGCGTCCGTTGATCTCACTGCCTGTCCTGCTGATCCTGGCCCTCGCCGCCTACCGGGGAACCCAACTGGTCGTCCACGACACCATCGCGGACCCCATCCGCAACCGCCTGTATGCCTGGCACGCCAACAAGCCGGACTCCCGCCCCCGCAAGTGGGCCACCAAGCTGATCAGCTGCCCCTACTGCGCCGGCTTCTGGGTCAGCGGCATCACCCTCACCGTCTACCTCACCGTGACCGGCACGTTCGACCGCGCGCCCCTCCTCATCCACGGCATCGAGTGGTTCGCCCTCGCCGGAGCGCAGGCCCTCCTCAACCGCCGCGATGACACGTGGGACAACGAGTGACCACCGCGCCGGCCAAGCTGCCGTCCCTCACCGCGGCCGCCGCCCGCTACGCCCGCACGCCCCAGAACAGCCGCGGACAGTCCCCCACCTCCGCGAGCGGCCAGAAGTGGCAGGCGGAGGCCTGGGACATGTTCGACCGCGTCCCCGAAGTGCGGTTCGTGTGCAACTGGATCGGCAACGCCATGAGCGGCGCCCGCCTGTTCGCCGGCCGCCGCGCCCCGGACGGCACGGTAGAACGCGCCCCGGACGACCACCCCGCCGCGGAGCTGGTGGCCTCCATCGCCGGCGGCCCGGACGGGCAGTCACAGTTCCTCGGGGACTTCGGCCCCCACCTCGTGGTCCCCGGTGAGGCATGGATCATCATCCAGCCGGTCACCGCCAAGACCCCCGCACAGGAGGCAGGCGCACCCCCCACCGTCACCGGCGTCCGATGGCACGTGCTGTCCACGGAGGAAGTACAGCGCTCCTCCACCGGCATGACCGCCGAGATAGACGGCGAGCTGATCGAGATACCGGAGTACGACCCGGACAAGCCCGACGACACCGCGCCCGCAGCCATCCGCGTATGGGACGCCCACCCGCGCCGCCGCATCGAGGCAGACAGCCCCGTACGGTCCTCCCTCGTCATCCTGGAGGAGCTGGAGCTCCTCAACGCCGCGGTGGCCGCCATCGCCCGCAGCCGCATCACCGGCCGCGGCGTGCTCCTCATCCCCAAGGGCGTGCGCTTCCCCACCGCCCCCGGACAGTCGGACTCCGAAGACGACTTGATCGACACGTTCATGCAGGTCGCGGAAACCGCCATCCGTGAGCCCACGTCCGCCGCCGCCACGGTGCCGATCATCCTGGAAGTCCCCTCGGAGTCCATCGGGGACATCCGCCTCGTCACGTTCGATTCCACGTTCGATGAGATCGCCATCCGGCTGCGCGATGAGGCGATCCGCCGGTTCGCCGCCGGCTGCGAGATCCCTGCGGAGCTGATCAATGGGCTCTCGGAGCTGAATCACTGGACCGCGTGGATGATCAGCGCGGAGGGCGTCCGCATGGGAGTGGAGCCCCGCCTCGCCCTCGTGTGCAACGCCCTCACCACGCAGTGGCTGCGCCCGCTGCTGGAGGACACCGACGGCGTGGAGGACGCCGAGGAGTGGCTCGTCTGGTACGACACGGCCTCCCTGCGCGTCCAGGCCAACCGGTCCCAGACCGCCCTTGAGGTGTTCGACCGCGGCGTGATCTCCGCCCAGGCCCTGCGCCGAGAAACCGGCTTCGAAGAGGACGACGCGCCCCCCGAAGAGGACGAGCAGACCAACGACGACGAGCAGCCCAACGACGGAGCCGACGTGACCACACTCCCCGTATCCGAGACCACCGCCCCGCCCGCTGACCAGACCAACACCGGCCCGGACAACACCAGCGAGCCCACCGCGAGCGTCTCCGTCCTCACCCCCCGCGCTGACCCCCTGGACAGCGTGTGCGCGGCCCTGGACGGGCTCATCTACAACGCCCTGCACACCGTTGGCGCCCGCATCCGCACCAGCGCCGTATGCCCCCGCAGTGAGCGCTCCCGCGCCCGGGACATCGCGCCCGCGGAGATGCACGCCGCGTACCCGGTGGACGCCCCGCAGGTGGACGACTGGCGGCTCCTGGAAGGGGTGTGGGTGCGCGTACCGGAGATCGCCCACCGGTACGGCATGGACCCGGACTGCCTCACCCGGACCCTGGACGACTACGCCCGGGCGCTCATCGCCGCCCGGCTGCCGCATGAGTACGCCAACATGGCGCGGCTGCTCAAGTCGTCGTCCTGCTTTACGGCGGCAGCATGAGCGAGTCCCGCATACAGCCGGTTGTCACGGCCCACATGGGCGACGCGCGGGAGGAGTGGTGTCCGCGCTGCAAGGCCCTGACGCTCGTGTGCGCCACCTTGCACATCCTCACCCCGCAGGGCGTCACCCGCAGCCACACGTACGCCATGTGCCCGATCTGCGAGGACGGCGAAGCCCCGGAGGTGCCCCGTGGACGATGAGGAGCTGGAGGCCGCCCTCCAGACTGCCGAGGAGCAAGTGGCGCGCGAGATACGCGCCATCCTGTCCCAGGTCGCCGGCGAGTACGCGAGCGCCCTCGAGGACGCGACGGAGCTGGTGGCCGCCCGGTTCTCCGTGTCCCGTATCGCGTCCATGTGGGCGCAGCGCATGCCCCGGATGATGCGCCGTCTCCTGCGCGTCGCTGAGGCCGCCGCCGACGCATCCGCGGCGCAGGTGGAGGCGCCCCTGCCGGACGGCTGGTACGACCTGCCCGGCCGGTATGAGGATGACACGCTGCCCCCGCAGCTCTGGGACTACGTCACCAGCACCGAGCACCTGCTGAACGCCGTGGGTGAGCGGCTCGCGGACGTAGCCACCCGGGAACTCGCGGCGGGTGTCAACGCGGGTGAGGACGTGGACGCCCTGCGCGCCCGGCTGCTCGCCGCGTTCGACCGTGAGGGGGCGCAGCTCGGTCCCACCCGGGAGCGGCTCATCGCCGCCACCGAGGCGAGCCGCGCGTGGAACTCCGCCACCCTCGCCGCGGGTCAGGCTCTCACCGGCCCGGACCGGCCCCTCGTCAAGCAGTGGCGCACCAGAGGCGACGGGCGCGTACGGCACGCCCATGACGAGGTGGACGGGCAGCTGCGCCTGCTGGATGACGCGTTCCAGGTGGCCGGCGTCGCCATGCAGGCCCCCGGGGACCCCGATGCGCCGCCGGAGCTGGTGTGCAACTGCCGGTGCATCCTCAAGTTGTCCACCGCCGACCGCACCGCCGCCTTGGAATCGAAAGGCCTATCGGCGGGCCGAGTCTTGGATTCCACGGTGAGCGCTGCGGCGGACGGCTCCCACCTCAAGGGCGCCATGATCGCGCTCATGCCCACCCCCGAGGACGCGCAGCGCCTCGCCATTGAGGGCGGGGAGGCCCCGGAAGACCTCCACTGCACGCTGTTCTTCCTCGGCGGAGACGGCGACGCCATCCCCGAGGAGCAGCGCGATGAGCTGTTCGAGCGGCTGGAGGAGGCAGTCGGCAACCTGGACCAGAACATCCAGGCCCGCATCTTCGGCGCCAACCACTGGAACCCCGACAGCGACAACCCCTCATGGGTGTGGGCCGTCGGTGATGGGGAGGGCCTGCCCGACGGCAGCCCGTCCATGGTGGACGCCCTCACCGCGGCGGAGTACGCGGCCTACGCCACGTTCGGCGCCGAGAACCTCCCAGAGCCCTACTCGCCCTGGGCCGCGCACATCTGCGCCGCGTACAGCGATGACCCGGAGCGCTTCCACGACCTCGTGAGCCGGGTCGGGCCGATCACGTTCGACCGCATCCGCGTGGCGTTCGCCGGCGACTACTCGGACATCCCGCTCGGCCCCCCTGAAGAGGAGGAACCCCCTATGGCCACACCCGTGCAGGTGGCAGCGCAGGAACCCCCGACCCTTGTGCGCACATGGACCACCCCGGAAGGAACCGCACTCGCGTTCGAAAACGAGGAGACAGGCGACGGCCGAATATTCACCCCCGGTGCGCTCAAGTGGTCCGGCGCGGGCCCGTGGCCGCTCCAGTACGCGGAGGAGATGCGCGGCGGCCACGACGGCGCGGAGCTGTGCGGCGCCATCCAGTCCGTCACCCGGGAGGGGGACCGCATCCCCGGCACCGGCGTGCTGTACTCCCTCACCTCCGCCGGCTATGACGCGGAGTGGCTCCTCGAACAGGGCGCGCCCCTCGGGGTGAGCGTGGACCTGGACGACGTGACCATGGAGTTCGTGGACCGCTCCCCGGCCACCGAGGACGGTGAGGAGGAGCTGCCGCTCATCCTGGCAGCGTCCTTCGCGCAGGTGAGCGTGCTGCCCATGGAAGACGGCAGTTACGCCGTGACCGCCACCGGCGGCGGGGAGTGGACGGCATCTGCCGGCGGCACCCTCGCGCGCACCAACCACACCACGCAATTCATCACCGGCCCCGGCGGCACCATGTCCCTCCTGCCGGACGTACCCGCCATCCGCGCCGCGCTCACCGCCGCAGCCGGCGACCCGGACAACCCGGAAGAGGGCACCGTGGTGCACCGGGAGTCCGCGGGGGACTACCTGGTCCGCATCACCAGCGCTCGCCTGCGCGGCGCCACCCTCGTCGCCATGCCGGCGTACGACCGGGCCCGCATCGTGCTGGACCCGCTCCCGCAGGTGCCAGAGGACGAGGTGGTGCAGGAGCCCGCGGAGGACGTATTCGCTGCTGCGGAGCGACAGGCGCAGGAGCGTACCGCGGCCCTGGAGGAGCAGACCGCCGCGGCCTTCGCTGCCCATGAGAGCACCCGCAAGCGCGTGGTGCAGCACGTCCGGGCCTCCGCCGTGCCGCTGACCGCGCGAGACGTGGCCAGCGCCCTGGGCATCGACGTGTCCACCGCCCGCCGCTGGCTCACCGATGCCGTGGAGGCGGAGGAGCTGGTGCGCCTGGCCCGCGGCCTGTACGTCGGCGCCACCGACCTGCCGGAAGGTAGCGACCTCACCGCCGCGGCGGACACCGCCACCGATGGGGCAGAGGAGGAGCTGATCGCGTCCGCGTGGACCGCGATGAGCACCCTCCCCCCGATGCCCGCCGCATGGTTCCGTGAGCCCACCGAGGAGGAGCTGCCGGAGGGCTCCGGCGGTGTCCACTACGCGGGCGGCCGCATCTACGGGTGGGTGGCCAAGGCAGGTGAGCCGCACGCCGGATACCCCGGCCGCAAGCTCACCATCGAGTCCCTCGGCGCCCTGGACATGAGCCACTTCCTGCGGCAGCGGTTCGTGCTGGATGACGGCACCGAGGTACGGGCCGGCGCCTACACCATGAACGCGGGCCACCACCGGGACGGCGCGGAGTGTGAGACCGCAGCCTGCCAGTTCGATGACACCCGCACCGTTGCGGGTGTGGTCACCGTCGGGCTCAACGACCGCGGGCTGTGGTTCTCAGGGGCCGGCGCGCCGTGGCTGTCCGACTGGGACCGCACGGTTTTCGCGGCCACACAGCCCAGCTACCACATGAGGCAGGGCCCGGACGGGCGTTGGCAGCTCCGCGCGGTGCTGTCCGTGCCAGTACCTGGGCACTCCACGCCGCTCCTCGCCTCTGTGGTGGACCGCAGCAACATGGCGCTCGCCGCGTCCGCCGCCGCGCTCGCGCTCGCCGAGGACGCGCAGCAGGAGCAGGCCGCCGTACAGGCGCCTGCCGAGGAGCCCGGCGACCAGGACACCACCCCCGCCGGCAACGCCCGGCAGCCGGAGCCTGAGCCCGTACACGCCCGGGCCGATGACACCGACCCCCCGGCGCGGGAGCACGCCACCCCGACCGGCGGCGACATGGCGGAGCTCGCCGCCGCCGTGCTCACGGACCCGTCGTTCATGAGCCGGCTCGCCGCCGCCGTGGTGGCCCACCAGGAAGGCGCCGCGGAAGTCGCGCGGCTCACCGAGCAACTCGCGCCCGTACGCGAGGTAGTGACCGCCTCGGCGGTACCGCACCAGAAGGAGAACTGAGCCCATGGGATGCAACTGCGGCGGCCGTAACCGGACCATGTTCCAGGTCGTGAAGACGGAAGAGGACGGGACGGTGAAGGTCCTCAACGAGTTCCAGCAGGAGCCGGTCGCCAAGCGGTACGCCGATGGCGTGCCCGGCGCCACCGTCCGCCCGAAGCCGTAGGCGTAGCCTTCTGCTCAACAGCTCCCCCGGGGTGCCGTCCCCACCCCGGGGGGCTCCACCTCAAGGGACACCCCTGGTAGCGGCCTCATGTCGCTATCCTGTTCCCATAGCGCTGCCTGGTGTATTCGGCCGAGCGAGATTCCAGCACCAGGAGTCCGCGCGATGCCGCAGCCGTTCGAACTGCCGGAAGACCTCAGCACCCTCTCCAACGACGAGCTCGCGCAGGCCCTTGAGGCCGCGCTCGCCGCGTTCGACGCCAAGAAGCAGGACAGCCTCAAGGGCTTCACCACCACCGACCTGGATGAGCTCAAGAGCTACGCCGCGGCGGCGGAGGACATCCGCACCGAGCAGGCAAGCCGCGGGGAAGCGGCAGAGGCCGCCCTCGCGGAGATCGAGGCCCTGGAGGCGCAGCTCCGGGGGGAAGAGCCGCCGGCCGCCGAGGAAGGGCCCGCGGGCGGTCAGGAAGCCGACCAGGGCGCCGAGGGTGGCGCGGGTGGCGAGGCTCCCACCGTTGAGGCAACGGTCGTTGAGGAGCCCGTCACGGTCGCCGCGTCCGCGATCAGCCGCCGCCCCGCCCTGGACCTGTCCGTCATCCGCCGCAGCCCGCAGCGCGTCCCGCAGAACACCGCCCCGGCCCTCACCATCACCGCCTCCGCGGAGGTGCCCGGCGTCAGCCTCGGCGCCGGCCTGGACATGGGCGCCCTCACGGACGCCGTGACCAACGTCGCCAACCTGGTCAACGGCGGCGGCCAGGCCCTCGCCGCGTCCTACCAGCTCCCGTTCTCCAAGGAGCTGACGGTCAACGACGCGGGCAGCGTGGAGGAGGGCACCCTCAAGCTCATCCAGGCGACCGATCAGCGACGCCTCAAGGGCGGGGACCTGGTGGCGTCCGGCGGCTGGTGCGCCCCGTCCGAGACGCTCTACACGTTCACCGAGTACTCCTGCCCGGACAACCTGTGGGACCTGCCGGAAGTCAACCTCTCCCGCGGCGGCCTGCGGTACTACATGACCCCGGAACTGGACATCGCTGACCAATCCTGGATCTGGACCGAGGCCATGGACAAGGCCGCGGGCGTGCCGGGTGGGCCGGAGAAGCCGTGCTTCAAGATCCCCTGTCAGGACCCGATCGAGGTCCGCTGCGACGTGTACGGCACCTGCGTGCAGTCCGGCATCCTCACTCAGCGGTTCTTCCCGGAGCTCACGACCTTCTGGATCCGCCGCGCCATGGTGGCGTATGAGTTCCGCCTCAAGGCGGCCATGTACGCCCAGGCCCGCGCCAAGGCCACCGCGGTGACCACCGCGCAGTCCTTCGCCTCCTTCACCGCCGTGTTCGGCGCCCTGGCCCTCCAGATCGCGGACATGACGGAGCGGTGGCACCTGTGCTCCACCATCAACCTGGAAGTGGCGATGCCGTGGTGGCTGCGGCAGATGTTCCTCGCGGACATCGCCCGCCGCTCCGGCACGCAGGTCTGTGACCTCCCGTCGAACTGCATCGAGAACGCGTTCCAGGATCTCGGCGTCCGCGTGAACTGGGTCAAGGGCCTGCCCCCGGCCGTCCCCACCGAGATCGGCGCCACCACGCCGGCGACCGACTGGCCCGCCACGGTGGAGGTGCTGCTGTACCCGGCGGGCGCGTTCGCCATGGGCCGCGGCCCGGAGATCAACCTCGGCGTGATCCACGACAGCACGCTCCTGAAGACCAACGACATGACCGCGCTGTTCTTCGAGTCCTGCAACGCGCTCATCTACCGCGGCCCGGAGGCCCGCGCGATCACCATCCCGATCTGCGCCGACGGCTCCGTGGGCCCGCGCGCCACCGTCACCTGCCCGACCGCCTGACCCCCACACCGAACCAGCCCCGGCCGGTCTGCCTGGCCGGGGCTGTCACGGAACGGAGGTGAAGGCAGATGGCGGGCTACTACACGTCCGTAGCGCCGATCGCCGGCAACCCGAGCCCGTACGGGCTGCTGGGCGGCTGTGTGGATGTGGTGCAAGCGGCCGACCTGCACGAGCTGAACGGAACGCAGTTCCAGCCGCTCTCATGCGCCACCGCGCACCCGTGGCAGGCGAACTGCCCGCCGCCCACCACCCCTAACCCGGCGGCCAAGACGTTTGACCGGCCCGGGGTGTGCGAGTTCGACCCCGTCACGGTGTACGGCGGGTATGAGTGCTCCGCGATCAGCGACACCCATGAGGAGGCGGTGGCACGCGCCCGTGAGCAGCTCCGCATGGGCGAGCAGCGCGCCCTTGAGGAGTGGTTCATGAGCAACGCCCTGTGCCAGATGGCGCAGGGCAATGACCTCACCCCCGCCTCCGGCGCCCTGTCCGTCCAGCAGGCTGTGGCCGCCCTGGAGGGCTGGCTCGCGGAGACGTACGGCGGTGAGGGCCTGCTGCACGTGCCCGCCGCGGCTGCCGCCCTGCTGGGCTGCTGCAACGTGGTGACGCGCACCAGGGACACGCAGTGCCCGGAGACCCTCATGGGCAACGGCGTGATCTTCGGCTCCGGGTACGCGGCCAACGTCGGCGGCACCGGCTGCACGGAGGCCCCCGCCGGCGAGGCGTGGCTCTACATCACCCCGCCCGTACGCGTACGGCAGGACGCGGTGCAGGTCTACCCGCCCACGGAGGCCGGCAGCATCGACACCCGCCTCAACGACCGGCGCGTGCTGGCGGAGCGCACCAGCGTGATTGAGGTCGCCTGCTGCACCGCAGCGATGGTGAGGGTCGACCTGTGCTGCTGAACCTGATCCGAGTGCGCCCCGCCCCCGGCACGGACGCTCAGTTCGCCCGATGGGCCATCGCGCAGGACCCGCCCGTCACCACGGTGTCCCACTGTGAGTTCGGCGTACCGGGCGACCTGTACACGGAGATGCCGGAGGAGCTGCTCGTGGGCTCCCTCATCAACGGCCACCCCTACCGCTCCCCCCTGGTGGAGGAGGCACAGACAGCGGCTTCCCAGGAACGCGAGGGGATTCCTGGGGAGCCGCTCCCCGAAGTACCCGAGCATGCGTATCCGCCCGGTGCGCAGCCGCTCCCGTATCTGCCCGCCACGGAGCCCGAGCAGCTCCCCACGCCCGAGCCGACGGCCGGTTACGTGTGCGACGTGTGCGGGCGCACCTTCACCACCAACCGCGGGCGGAACTCCCACCGCCGGCAGGTACACCCGGAGGGCGGTAACTGATGGCTGTCTCCTTCGAGGGCTGCTCCTGCGGGGGTTCCGGCGGCGGGACGCCCGGAGAGTCCTGCTGCGCCCCGTCCATCACCACGACCGCGCTGTGCCGTGCCTCGGACTGCTCCACGGTCCTGGTGGTCATGCGGTCCGGGTGCGTGGACTGCGGGGCGGCCCCAACGGTGCCGGAGGTGGTGGGGTGGACCGACCCGGCCACCGGCGTGTTCACCCCCGGTGCGGCTCCGGCCGGTGTCGGCCCCTGCGACGGGTGCGGAGGCTGCGCGGACACCGTGTGCGTCACCCGCTGCGATGACACCACCGGTGACGGCCTTGCGGACACCACGTACACCGAGCTGTGGTGCATCAAGCAGGACGGCACCACCGAGGTGCTGCTCACCTACCAGGGCGACCCGTCGGCGCCCTACACCCCCGTGGCGCCGGTGGACTGCGAGATGGGCAGCATGCAGTGCCACACGCAGATCCTGTGCGACGACACCGGTAGCTTCCTGCGCCGGTACACGTTCCTCTCCAACGGCCAGGCCACCTACCAGGACGTGAGCCTTGACGGACAAACCCCGCATGTGGTCATGGGCACGGTGCAGGACTGCGCGCAGACCTCGAACTGCGACCAGCCGCGCGAACCGGCCGCCACCGTGGGGCTGTGTCTCGCCGACGGGACACCGATTGCCGTGGTGGTCACCCGCGACTGCCAGGGCGTCACCCGCGAAGAGGGCTGGATCAACCTCACGACCGGCGCCTACTCGACCGGCCAGCCCCCGGCCGGCACCGTGGCGTGCGGCCAGTCCCGCAGCATCTCGACGACCGGCACGTTCTGCGACCTCGACGCGAACGGCAACGTCGTCGGCCTGGTCCTGATCGAGTACACCTACGCGGCAGACGGCAGCGTGTCCAGCGTCCGCCTCGTGAACGCCACCACCGGCCAGACCTACACCGCGCAGGGCACGATCACGACGTGCCCGGCCGGCGTCGCCCAGCCGGAACAAGGCCTCCTCGTCCTCTGCGACATCGCGGCCGACGACACCGTGACCCGGTTCATCCGCGACTACCGGCGCGACGAGAACGGGCAGATCGTCGGCCACACGGACTACACGCTCGCCGGCGCCAACTACCAGCCGACCGGCACCATCACCGTCTGCGAGGGGGAGCCCACGCAGCCGTGCCGCGACACGAGCACGCTCCTCGTGTGCGACGTGCCGACCGACGGCGCCCCCGCCCCGACCGTCACCGACACCCCCGGCGGACCGTACTACCCGTACACCACAGGCGTGGCCACGCCGGGGGCTCAGGCGCTGTGGGACGGCGGCACGCTGACCCTCCCGGCCGCGTCAGGCCCGCAGCCGGGCACCGGTGGCACCGTACGAACCGCCGCGGCGACCATCCAGGCCCCGCGGCCCGTCTGCGACGCCGGCACGGCGCACGTGAAGGTGCAGGTGGACGTCACTCAGCTCGGCCCTGACGCCGGATGCCGTGCCACCGGGTTCCTCGGCCTCTACAACGGCCCCGGGGACGCCAACCGGGTAGGCCTCGCGCTCGCTCCGCCCGACACCCCCGTGGGGTGGGCCGGGACGCTCACCGCCGAGGCCGAGGTCCCGGCCGCCGATCTCGCCGCCGGGAACATCGCCGTCGTGGTCGCATTCGACGCCTACGACGACAGCGGCGCGACCTGCCCGCCGCCGCGCCACACCGCATGGCAGCTGTCCGCCTTCACCGCGACGACGGTCTACGACCAGACCGGATGCGCTACGCAGTTCCTGCGCAACGTCACCACCGACTGTGAGACCGGCGCCGTCCTCACGGTCACGGACACCACCCTTGACGGGCAGCCGTACACCGTCACCGGCGAGCCCGGCCAGTGCCAGACCGGCGGCGGGGAGTGCTGCCCCGAACCACCGTGCCCGGCACAGAACATCGTGCAGGTCGAGAAGTGCGACGACACGGACGGCGACGGCATCGCGGACACCTCCTACGTGGAGTTGCTCGGCGTGGACTGCACGGGCACGCCCACCTCCATCGGCACGTACACCTGCGACCTGGCCGCCGCGTACACCCCTGTGTCGCCGGTGGACTGCGACAGCCCGGACCCGGTGGTGGAGCGCCCCATCGGCGTGCAGGCGCACCGCCGGGTGCTCAGCGCGGGCCAGTCTTGGACGGCCGCCGCGTTCGGCACGCTGCGCGCCGTGGAGGCCACCGCCCGCGGCGGCACCGGCCAGATCACCACCGCGGAAGGCACCAGCCCCCTCGCCAACGGTGAGACCGCCTCGTGGGCCATCACGAGGGACATGGACGTACGGCTCATAGGGCCGCTGACCATCACCGCCCTCACGGGCACTGTGACGATCAACTGGAGTGAGGGAGTGGACCTGTGAGCGACTGCGGATGCGGTACTCCAGTCATCTTCAACTCGGCAGCCGTAGCGGCCCGGGTGGATGTGGAAACGGTGCTGCTGTGTGACGTGCTCGCCGACGGCACCGTGGCCGCCACCGTGCTCGTGGAGCCGGTCTACGACACCAGCAGCGGGGACCGGGTGGGGACCCGGATCGTCAACCCGACGACCGGCGCCGCCTACGCCCCGCAGGGCACCCTCCAGCCCTGCGCCGGCACCTCCACGTCCACCGAGGTGGACCACATCCAGCAACTGCTGTGCGACACCGCGGCGGACGGCACCACCACACAGTTCCTGCGGCACTGGACCGTGGACAACACCACCGGGGCGCTCACCGCCGCCGGTGACACCACGCTGGACGGGCTCACCGCCTACACCCCGGCGGGCACCGTCGGCGCGTGCCCGGCCGTCGAGGAGTGCGCCTCTCCCACCACCCCGGTGGCGACCGTCGGTCTGTGCCTGGCGGACGGCACGCCCATCGCGGTGACCGTGCAGCGGGACTGCGACGGCTTGATCACCTCCGAAGGGTGGATCAACCTCACGACGGGCGCTTACAGCGCGGGCGCTCCACCTGCCGGGACCGGCGCGTGCGGGGACTCCCAGAGCGTGCAGGTGTCCGGCACGTTCTGCGACGTGGACGCGTCCGGCAACGTCGTCGGCCTGGTCCTGGTGGAGTACTCATACGCGGCGGACGGCACGATCGCCTCCGTGCGGCTGGTGAACGCCACGACCGGCGCCACCTACATCCCCACCGGCACGATCACCGTCTGCCCGACCGGGACTGAGCAGCCGGAACAGGACATCGTCCATCTGTGCGACACCGCGGCAGACGGCACCGTGACCCCCTTCGTGCGCGACTATCGGCGCGATGAGACCGGCGCCATCGTCGGGCACAGCGACTACACCCTTGACGGGGCCGCCTACACCCCCACGGGCACCGTAGGCGTGTGCGAGCCCAAGCCGTGCAGCGACTGCGAAACCCTCATCCTGTGCGACGACGGCGCCAACGACCCGGCCATCATCACCGGCACCGCGGCCTCCGGCAGCCTGTCCAACGGCGTGACCTGGACGGCGACGAACACCGCCGGCACTCAAGCCATGCCGCCTGCCTACAACAACAGCGACGGCTCATGGTGGGGCCTGCACGTCTTCCCGAACCCCAGTGTGGCGCCCACCAAGTGGACGTTCTCCCGGCCGTCTGTCGTGGAGTTCTCCGTCTACCTCCACTTCAACGCGGTCAGTGCGGCGCTCAACACCGCGCAGCTCCCCGCCGGGCTGGAAGTCGTTGACCTGCCCACCGGGTACTCCTACGACGCCTCAACCGGTGTGCTGACCCGCGCGTCAGATGCCACCCCGCCTGAGCCCTGCTCGTACGTGACCGACCCGCAGGTGGAGACGAGCGCCCGCTTCCGTACCGCGGGGGCGGTCACGCAGTTCACGACCGCGCCGCCGCCCAACAGCCGTATCGCTCTGTGCGGCCGGTTCTTCAACTACTGGGCCGGCGCCATCACGGTGATCCCCAGCGGGCAGTTCCTGCGCACCATCTGCCGCGGCTGCGACGGCACGGTGACCTCCACCACGGACACCCTCCTCGACGGCACCACCCCGTACACGGTGCTCGGTACGCCCGGGGTGTGCCAGCCGCCGCCCGAGCCTGAGCCGGAAGCGTGCTGCCAGCCGGTCCAGGTGTGCATCGAGCAGGACACGACGCAAGAGGTCGAGTTCATCTCCAACGAGGAGCACCGCAACGACAACACGGTGGACCCCGTCTGGAAGTGGACCACCGATCTCAACACGACCAATCCGCCCTGGTACGACATGTATCAGCGGCAGTACTCGACAGCGTGGTCGGTCGTGGACTCCGACACCGCGCGGCCGGCCTGGTGGGTGAGCCCGCACCCCGACGGCGCGTCCGCCCAGTCCTCCCCGCCCCTGCCGAACGAGGGCCCCTCGCTCCTCAACACGCACTGGTACCCCCGCGCGTTCTTCGACCTGCCGGCCAACGCCGACCCGGCCACCATCAAGGTCCAGGCGACCGTGTTCAACGCCGACCAGATCGGTCGCGCGTTCCGCCTCAACAGCGGGGCCTGGCAGACCCTCCCGGCCACGGCCACGCACAACGGCGTCACCTACACGTTCGGCCCGGACACCATCCCGGGCGCCCAGGCCGGACGGAACGTCCTCTATCTCGATGTGGAGGAGACCGTCGGCGGCGGCGCCGGCCTGATGGTGCACCTCAAGGTGTTCTACGAGGTCATCCCGGAGACGCGGTCGTGGACGCGGATGGTGTGCTGCGACAACACGGTCTACTACCTGGACGAGGACGGGCAGCGGCAGGACAGCATCCCGGACGGCTGGCACCTCGCCACCTGCGGCGGCAGCGGCGGGAGCACTACCGACTGCGCGAAGCAGGTGGTGGAGCGCTGCGGCTGCGATGACACCGACGGCGACGGGGTCGGCGATGTGACGTTCACGGAGCTGTGGGCCGTTGACCCGTGCGGCGGCGCCGCCCCGGCGCTGCTCGGTACGTACCTGGACGGGGACCTGACGCAGCCGTACACGCCGGTGGCCCCCGTCGAGTGCACCGCGGCGGAGATGCTCCCGGGCCCTGTGCAGACCGGTGTCCGCAACATCACGGGGGTCGCCAACCAGCAACTCGCCACGGAGTTCCCTGGCTTGCAGAGCGTCACTCTCACGGTTCTGTCCGGCTTCGTCACGGTGACGATGTCCAGCGGGGCGAACGTGACGATCCCGGCCGGCGTGACGATGACGTGGTCCGTCGCCAAGGACGACGACACCGCGTTGGAGCACGCCACGTTTGTCGGCACGACGGCTGCCGCGAACTACCTCCTCAACTGGACCTGGAAGTGAGGCACTCGTGACCACACCTGACGCCGAGGCTGCGACCCCGAACCCGCGCTACTTCTCGAAGGACGGCGAGGGCGTGCAGGTCGTCTACAACCTGCGGGACGCCTCCCCGTACGCCGAGCTGGGCTATCAGGAGGTCGACGAGGCCGCCTACCTCGCGGCCCTGCCCGACCTGGACGCCAGCCCGCCCCAGGCCCCCGCCGGCGGTGAGTGATGGCCGGCAACTGCTGCGGCGGTAACGTCCGCGTCCTGCCGCGCCTCGACCCTGCACCGTGCAACGCCCTCGACCAGGGGGCGGCCGGGCTGCTGGTGCCTCAGACCGCGCTTGCCGGTATCGCACCGGGCGGCGCGGTCGGCACAGAGCGGTCCGTCGACGTGGACGTGGCGGCCCCCGCGCCGGACGCCTGCCCCGAGACGTGGACCGTCGGCGCCCGGCTCACGCCCGTGTCCGGGCAGGCATCGGGCGTGGTCGGCCTTGACTCCACTCCTGCCAACACATGGGTTCCCGTCACCGGGGCGCAGCTGGTGCTACCGGAGGCCGGCCTCTATGAGGTGATCGCGGACGTGCAGGGGTCCATCGCCGGCGTGGGCAGCTTCTCCAACGCCATCATCGACGCGCAGATCCTCGACGTCACCGCGGGCGCCGCGGTCCCGACGGCTGGCCGGCGCGTGATCCTGTTGACCGACCACGCCACGGAGGCCGTGTTGCGGGGCATCCAAGCCAACGCGTCGGCGGGGGCTCTATACCGGGTGACCGGCCCGACCACGATCCGAGTTGAGGCGTCCTGGCGTACTGACGCCGGAAGCACCACGGGGAAAGTCCTGTGGGCCCACAACTTCCGTTTCAAGAAGGTGAGCGACTGATGGCCGGGGCCTGCGGGCGGACGTACCGCATTGATCCGAAGCTGGACCCGGCGGCGTGCAACGCCCTGACGCAGACGGCGAGTGGCCTGCTCGTGCCGGGTACGGAGGTCACGGGCATCGCCCCCGGTACGGCGGTGGGCACCGAGCGGTCCGTGGACGTGGACGTGACGCCCCCGGCGGCCGGGGCGTGCCCGGAGACCTGGAGAGTCGGGGCGCGGCTCACCCCGCTGTTCGGGTCCCGCGTGGCTGGCATGGCGGACCTGCGCACGACGGCCATCGGCCAGCAAGTCGTCCTGCCGAACAGTCAGGTGCTGCTCCCCGAGCCGGGCGTCTACCGGCTCACCGCCCATTGTTTCGCGCTCGCGACCTGGAACTTCAACGGCCGGCACATCGCCTCCATCACAGCCCTGTGGTTCAACACCACGACGAATCAGTTCGTGCCCGGCAGCCCCCGGTGGGTGCTCCTGCATGACCAGCCCGGCACGGTGAACCCGGAAACCGGCCTCAAGAGCATCGGCGGCAACGCGGTGTGCGAGGGATACGTCACGATCACAACGCCGACGACGTACGAGATTCGAGGACTTCGGGCCACCGGTGACGGACAAACGCAGGCCAATGCCAACCTCCAGCACTACCTGACCAGCGGCATCGCGCAGCAGGGGATCATGTGGCAGAAGGTGAGCGACTGATGACCGGAACGGCCGCCAGCCTCAACCGGGTTGACGGGGCATGGGCACAGACGCCCGTCCTCACGCTCAGCCGGACCCTGGCCGGTGCGGATCGGGCGTGGGAGATCGTCACAGAGGTCCCGGCGGTCACCATCCCGCGCGCCGGTGTGTGGGAGGTCAACGTCCAGGCCCGTGCGGTCGCGGCCCTCCCGGCCGCTGCCGTGGGCGCAGGGTGCGGCGTCACCATCGGCGTCTACAAGAACGGTGCGCTCATCCCCGGCACTGAGGCCATGGCGGTGTTCCAAAGCGAGGCGGCGGGAGACCAGGGCGACCAGGTCCAGGCCACCGCCTCCCGCCAGTTCATGCACGGCTTCGCAGCCGGGGACACCGTCCAGCTCGGCGCGTACCGCCTGGGCCCGTCCGGCACGGCGAGCATCGTCAGCAACGGCGACGGCCGCACGTACGTCACGGCTCACTGGGTTGCCCCGGAAGGAGACAGCCCGTCATGACCGGAACAGCATCCAGTCTCACCATGCGCGGTCACGGGTTCGCAGTGCTGCCGGCGGGCGTGGACCTCATGCCGGCGGCCTCCGGCGCGTTCGTCGACTTGGGGCTGTCCCTCGCGCTCCCTGCGCCCGGCACGTACCACCTGGACGCGATGGTGCGGGGCAACCTCGGCAGGATGTCCACGGGTGAGAACGCGGTCATCGTCGCCCGGCTGTGGGACGTGACCGCGGGCGCCGTCGTGCCAGGCAGTGAGGTCATCGTGGTGCAGATCGCTGAGTTCGCTGAGGGGTCCGCCACGGCCTTGCAGTGGAACAGCTCCGCCGGGATCAGCGTGGAGTACGCGACCACTTCGCCGAGGACGGTCCGGGTGGAGGCCGCACGGATCGACATCAGGGGGACCACTGAGGTGGCCGGGATCGGTTCCGGCGACCTCCAGCAGACCACTCTGAGGTACGCAAGGGTGGCCTGACCTGACGGCGGGGGCACGGTGCACGCGCCGGCGACGGCCCCCATGTAGTCCCCACCACGGCGCCCCTGCTCACCGGCCGGGGCGCCGCTATCCTGTTCGGTACCGCTGCCTGGTGTATTCGGCCGAGCGAACTCCACTTCCGGAGGTCGCAGGCCATGAGCTGTCCGCTCATCGCAAACGCCGACGTCATGCGCATCACGCGCCTGGACCAGTGCGGTAACCCCATCCCCGGCCCGGACAACGGGTTCGTGTTCGAGTGCTTCTCCAGCCTCGCCATGAACAACAACTCCGACGACGGCGACGACATCGAGTACAAGGCCGCCAACGGCAAGGTGTGCGGGTTCAAGCGAGGCTGTCCCACGTTCCGGGGCTTTGACCTGGAATTGAATGTGTTCTCCGTGTCCCCGGAGATGATCGAGATCCTCACCGGCAACCCGGTGTACCTGGACTACGCCGGCAACCCCATCGGCTTCGACACGTGCAGCATCCGGTGCAACACGGGCTTTGCGTTGGAGCTGTGGGCGGAAGTGTTGGGCGAGGAGTGCGCGGAGGGCGCGGAGGGGCAGTGGCTCTACTTCCTCTTGCCCTTCGTGACGAACGGGCTCCTCGGGGACCTGGAGATCGGCTCGGAGGCGGTCACCCTCCAGGTCACCGGCTCCACCAAGGCGGGCGGTAACTGGGGCACGGGCCCGTACGACGTGCAGGAGCAGGACGCGGCCGGCACGCCGGGGCCGATGCTCACCCCGCTCGGGGCTGCCTGCCACCGCCGGACGTTCCTTACGACGGTGGCGCCGCCGGTGCCGTCCTGTGACTACGTGCCGGTGCCCGTCCCCGTCCCGTGACCCTCTCAACGCCCTGAGCGCCCGTCTGCCGCCCGTTCGCCCCGTGAGGGGTGCGGGCGGTGGCGGGCGCCCCGCTATCGCGTCGAGGAGGCGCCGAGGTGCTCCAGAGCAACCCCTGCGAACCGTGGGGCCCGTTGGACATGTCCTGCTGCACGCTGCCGGAGGACGTGGACGAGGAGACGGTGGCCAAGTGGCAGCTCCTGGCGACGCGCATCCTGTGGGCGCTCTCAGGGCGCCGGCTCGGGCCGTCCTGCCCCCTCACGGTGAGACCGTGCCGCAAGTCCTGCATGGACGACTTCCCGCTGTTCGTCGACTCACGGGCCGGGTACGGCGGCGGGCTGTTCCCGTACATGGTGGACGGGCAGTGGCACAACGCGTCCCCCTGCGGCTGCTCCTCGGACTGCTCCTGTGAGGAGCTGTGCGAGGTACGCCTTGAGGGGCCGGTGTACGACATCGTGTCCGTGCAGTTGAACGGGGTCACGCTCCCCAACGACGGCACCGCCTACCGGGTGGACAACGGCAACACGCTGGTGCGCGTGGACGGCGGCTGCTGGCCGGACTGCCAGACGATGAGCGCGCCGTGCGGTACGGAGGGGGCGTTCTGCGTCACCTACCGCACTGGGCTGCCGCTGGACGAGCTCGCGCTCCAGGCCGTGTCTGAGCTGACGTGCCACTACATCAAGGGGTGCGGCGGGGCGGGGGCGTGCGGCTGCCGTCTGACGACCAACCGCAACGTGACCCGCGTGTCCCGGCAAGGCGTGGACATCGACATGACGGCCACCATCGCCGCCCTGGACGGCATGCGCACCGGCCTGCCCCTGGTGGACCAGTGGCTCGCCGTCGTGAACCCCTACCGGCAGACGTCCCCCTCGCGTGTCTGGAGCCCGGACTACCGGCGCCCCAGGACGACGACATGGCCGTGAGGAGGAGGACGCCGTGGCGCTACAGCCGTTGGCCATCCATGAGTTGACCAAGCAGGTCCTGGCGTGCGTGTGCGCCGCCCTCGAGGACACCGCGGCGACCATCGACGGGCAGCCCGGCTGCCCGGACTGCGGCGCGTGCGTGGTGCCCGGCGCGCCGGCGTGGGACCGCTGCGAGGACCCCTGTTCCAGTAACACGGGTCAGCTGTCCGTGAGCATGGCCCGGGTGTACCCGTCCACCGTGACGACGTTCCCCGCGGAGGACCGCACGGTGCGGGACCTGCGGGAGTGTGTGCCGCCGCCGGTGACTGCGGTGGAGCTGGTGGTGACGCTGCTGCGGTGCGCGCCGATCCCCACGGAGGAGGGGTGCCCGCCCTCATGTGAGGAGTTGGAGCGGGCGGCGCAGGTGCTGCACGTGGACGCGGCCACGGTGTACTCCGCGCTGCTGTGCTGCGTGCCGGCGACGGGCGGCGGCCGGCGTGGGCGCAAGTTCGTGCTGGGGCAGTCCCGCGCGGTGGGCCCGCAGGGCGGCTGTGTGGGGATCGAGCAGCGCGTCACGGTGGCGTTGCCCGGGTGCGCGCCGTGCCCGCCGCTGGGGGTGATCTGATGGCTGTGAAGGTGACCATTGACCGCACGAGGCTGGAGCGGTTCCTGCGGCTGCCCGGTGGGGTGGTGGAGCGCAACCTGCGGCGCCGCGCGAACCGGGTAGCGGACCGGGCGCGGCAGCTCGGCGCCGCTCATGGGTCCATGGGTGAGTACGTGGAGGACCCGATCATCGAGGGGACCGGCCGCGGGCTCACGGCGGAGGTGGTGTGCAGCCACCCCGCAGCCCGGTACGTGATCTTCGGGACGCGTCCTCACATCATCCGGGCGCGCCGGCCGGGAGGGAGGCTCAGGTTCGAGGTGGAGGGCAGCGTCCTGTACCGCCGGCAGGTGATGCACCCCGGCTATGAGGGGGACAACTTCCTTGCGGAGGCGATGCGGCAGGTGCTGTGACCCGCGCATAGTGCCCTGTGGCTCCACCCCTGTCGGCGGGGGTGGAGCCGTCCTCGTGTGAGGGGGGCCTCGGCTACCCTGCGGGGTGTAGCTGCTGGCGTATTAGACCGGGCTCCGTGCAACAGGCACATAGGGGCCCTGCCATGCAGAAAACGTTCTCCCTCAACACCGAGCCGCATGAGGCGAGGATCGGCACGGACATCGTCCTCGGATTCGTCGCGGAGGTGTACGGGGATGAGTTCCTGGACGCTTACGGCCGGCTGCGGGAGTCACAGAAAGCGGTCAGCGGGGGCGGCGAGAACGCCGATCCCAAGGAGCTGGTCAAGGCCATGGGGGCGCTGCGGGCGTTCCTGTCGGACCTCATGACGCCGGAGTCCCGGGAGCTGTTCAACCGCGCGGATGTCGTCGTGGGCGGCAAGGTGGTGCAGTCCTTCCCGAGCTGGGACGCGGCGGAGGAGTACGCGCAGGGTGTCCCCGACGCCACGGTGGTGCACCAGCTGCGGTTGCCCGCGCGGGTGCTCACGGAGCTCATGGAGTGGGTGGCGGAGCTGTACGGGGGTGGGGCGTCCAACCGCCCTACTGGGCGGTCCTCCGGCTCGCCTCAGCAGCGGCGGACGCCTGGGACGCGCTAGAGGGCCAGTTGGCCCTTGAGGGTGTGGACATCCACGGGTGGCGGCTGCGGACGCTGCTCGCCGCGGTGGAGGCGCGCCTTGATCAGTCGGCGGCGGATGACGGGGAACGGCAGCGCAACCGGGCCAAGCTGTACGCGCCGCCGCCCGGGCACCAGAAGAAGCCGGCGGCCGGACGTGCGCGCGGCAGGGCCATGGACCTGGATGCGGTGCGGGCTCTCATGTCGACGATGTCCACGCAGGACGCACAGATAGGACGCGCGGTCAGCGGCTAACCTGGTGCTGAGCCGCTGGCGTAGCAGACCGGGCAACCCCCACCCCAGGTGAGGTTGCCCGATGAGCACCCCGGCCGGTGACGACGTTGCGGGTTCGGCGCGGATTGTCATCACCCTGGACGACTCCGGGGTGGTGGCGGACGCCGAGGAGCTCGGGCAGCGGATTCAGCGGGCGCTTGACCGCACGACCCGGACCATCGGTCGTCGGATCCGCAGCAACATCGAACGCGATCTCAGGCGTGCAATCCAGGTCCGCATCGAGGCCGATCTCTCTCGTTTCTACGCGCAGGTGCAATCACTCAGCACGATTGCCAACCTGAACGATCTTGCCGTTCCTGTGAACCCGGACATGGCCGGGTTCGTGAACGCGATCCGTGCCCACCTGGCGGGTGAGGAGGTGTCCATCCGGGTCGTCCCGGACCTGGACGACTTCGACGCCCAAATACGGGCGCACGTCGCACCGACGATCACGGTCAACGCCAACGTGGACCGGGACCGGTTCACGCAGGCGCTCGCCGGCCTCGGCAGCATCGCCGGCAGGGTGGCCGGCATCCTCGCGTCCGGCCTTGGGATCGCCGCTATCGGCATCGCCGCGGTGGGCGCAGCGCAGGGCGTCATCGCGTTGACGGCGGCTCTGGCTCCGGCGGTCGGCATCATCGCCGCTGCGCCGGCGGTCATCCTCGGGTATCAGGCTGCGCTCGGCACCCTCAAGCTGGCGCTGGACGGGGTCAGCGAAGCCTTCTCCGCTGCGCTCACAGGGGACGCGGAGGCGTTCCAGAAGACGCTGGAGAAGCTGAGCCCGGCGGCGCAGGCGGCGGCCCTTGAGGTGCGGGCGTTGAAGCCTGCGTTCGATGACCTCAAGGCGTCTGTTCAAGACGCGTTCTTTGAGCAGATCACCGGGCAGATCACCAAGACGGCGCAGGCCCTCCAGGGGCCGTTGCAGTCCGGCCTGACCAGGATCTCCGCGGCGTGGGGTGACGCGGCCCGGGGCGTCCTCGGTTACGTCCAGGGCACGCAGGGCGTGGCCAATGTGCGGTCCATCCTGGACGCAACCGGGCTAAGTGTTGAGGGCCTGTCCCAGACCACCAACAAGCTGACGGCCGGAATCCTGCGTGTTGCTGCGTCGATATCGAACGCATTCGGTGCGCAGTTCGGTTCGGCAATCAGCAGTGCCGGGCAGAGATTCGGGGAATTCCTGCAAGAGGCGGGCTCCTCGGGGCAGGCCGTCGTGTGGGTGCGGGACGCCGTGGCGGTGTTCCAGCAGCTCGGGGCGATCGCGTCCAACGTGGGCAGCATCTTGTCCGGGGTGTTCGGCGCTGCCGATTCTGCGGGGGCCGGGTTTCTCACACGGCTGGAGCAGATCACTGGGCAGGTCGCTGCGTTCGTCAACACGGACGCGGCGCAGTCCGCGATAGGGAACATCTTCACCACCCTGGCCACCATCGGGCAGCAGCTCGGGCCGATCCTGGGCGAGGTGGTCAGGCAGGTAGGGCAGATCGCTCCGGCCCTGGTGCCGATTCTGACCACCGCAGGGCCCGCGATTCAGACGTTGGTGGCCGGGCTCGGCGGTGCCGCATCCGCGGCCCTGCCTCAGCTGACGGTTGCCTTCCAGAACATGGCGAACGCCGTGGTCCAGCTGGCACCTGCGCTGGCGCCGACCGCGGCAGCGGTAGCTTCCCTGGCCCGGTCAGCGACTGACCTGCTCATTCCGCTCGCCCCGCTGGTGTCACTCCTGGCGCAGATCGTCGCTCCCGTCGTGGAGTTCGCTGCGCCGGTGCTGGTGGCGGCTGCTGCTACGACGGCACTGGTCAAGGCGTTCATGCTCGTCAGGGGGGCGCTGGTCGTGGCACAGGCTGCGTGGCTGGCGTTGAACGCGGCGTTTGTCGCTACCCCGCTCGGGGTGATCGCTGCCGCGGTGGCAGGCGTGGCGCTGGCCGTGTACCTGCTGTATCAGCGGTTCCAGCCGGTGCGGGACGTTGTGAACGCGGTGGGCTCGGCCTTGAAGACCGCCTTTGTCGGCGTCGTCGGATTCGTCACCCAAGTCGCTACGTCCGTAAGCAATTTCGTCACGGCAATTCCCGGTTTCTTTTCTGCCTTGCCAGGGCAAATAGGCGGGTTTTTCACCGCCGTCGGCCAGACCATTCTGAATTTCTTTACGGGCCTTCCCGGAATAATTCTCGGGCTTCTGTCCATGCTCGGTCAGACAATCCTGACCGCCTTGACGACAGCGGGCACGGCCATCCTGACCTTCTTCACCAGCCTGCCCGGCCAGATCATGGCCGGATTGCAGGCCCTGCCTGCGCTCATCGGCACGGTGATCGGTACCGCCATCGGCTACCTGATCCTGACCCTCACCCAACTGCCCGGCCGAGTAGCCGGCGCGCTGTCCTCCCTCGGCTCAACCATCGCCGGGCTGTTCTTCTCCGCGATGGCGGCCGGGCGGGCGGCGGTGTCCTCCGGCGTCTCCGCCGTGCTCACCTTCTTCCAGCAGCTGCCCGGCAGGGCGCTCGGGGCGCTCTCCTCCCTGGGATCCCGGCTCGCCGGGCTGTTCTTCTCTGCGTGGGCGGCCGGCCGGGCAGCGGTGTCCTCCGGCATCTCCTCCGTGGTCGCCTTCTTCCAGCAGTTGCCCGGGCGCGCGGTGTCCGTGCTTTCGTCGCTGCCGAGTCGGCTCGGGGCCACGCTGCGCAGTGCCGGCACGTCCATGCTGAACGCGGCGCGCACTGCCGGGTCCAACGTGGTCAGCTTCTTCACCGGCCTGCCCGGCAAGATCCGGGGCGCACTGTCCGGGGCGGTGTCCGCCCTGGTGGGTGTGGGCCGGGACCTGGTGCGCGGACTCATCAACGGCGTCAAGGCCATGGCCGGAAGCGTCGCGTCGGCGGCTAAGGAGGTCGTGTCCTCCGCGATCGACTCCGCGAAGAGCGTCCTCAAGATCAGCTCGCCGTCCAAGGTGTTCATCCAGATCGGTAAGGACACCGGCAAGGGTTTCGTCATCGGCCTGACCGGCTCCGCGGCGGAGATCAAGCGGACCACGGACAAGATCGCGCAGGACATCCGGGACGCGTTCAAGGGCAAGAACACCAAGCTGGACGACCGGCTCCTCAAGCTCGTGGCGGACGGCAACAAGAGGCTGGTGGGGCTCGCCAACCAGCGGGACGCTATCGCCAAGAAGCTGGCCGACGCGCAGAAGTTCGCCACGGACACCGCCGCCTCCGCGCTCCAGGGGTTCAGTCTCCAGAACCTCACGCAAGGTGGGGTGAACCTGTTCAACATCACGGAGGGTCTGGACCAGGCCATCGGGCAGGTGGAGTCCTTCACTAAGCAGATCGCTTCCCTGGGTAAGCGCGGGCTGCGTAAGGACCTGCTGGCGCAGATCGTGGGGCTCGGCCCGCAGCAGGGCGCGCAGTTGGCGTCGTTCCTGTCCAGCCAGTCCACGGACACCCTCAAGCGAATCAACAGCCTCCAGAAGCAGCTTGTGGGCGCCAGCAACGTGCTCGGCAAGACCGCTGCGGATGGCCTGTTCGACGCCGGCAAGAACGCCAGCAAGGGGTTCCTGGCCGGGTTGAAGGGCCAGCAGAAGGACATCGAAAAGCTCATGGTGGACATCGCCTTGGCGATGCAGAAGTCCATCCGCAAGGCCCTCGGTATCAAGTCCCCGTCCGTGGTGTTCAAGAAGATCGGCGGCCTCACCGGGCAGGGCCTGAACCTGGGCTTCGTGGACAGCATGCGGGAGGTGCTGGCGTCGGCCAGGACCGCGGCGGGCTCCATCGCGCAGGCGGTCACCGGGGAGCTGTCCACCCTGTCCAACGTGGTCGCCGGCCCCGTCGTCCAGCCCGCCGTCGGTGACCTCACCCGGGCCGGGGTGGTGCTGCCGGTGAACGGCCGTCCCGCCCTGGCCGGGCTCGGCCGCGGCGGCGCCTCCGTCACCAACAACATCACCGTGCAGGCGGCCAACGACCCGGAGCAGACGGCCCGCGTGGTCATGCGCCGTATCGCGCTGGCCAACCTGACCTGAGGAGAGGTGTTCTCGTGCTCCCTGATTACGTGAGGGTCGGCGGGTCGGAGGTGGTCAACCATGCACGTCTGCGCGCCTACCTGGACACGGTGGGCTCGCCGCTCACGAGCGGAGCGGACATCTGCTCCTGCGAGACGCTCACCGCCGCGGTGCTGGATGACGACGGGCAGCCGTACACCACGCCGAATGACCCGCTCACTCCGGCGCCGTGGTACGACCCGGACGTGCCGGAGTCCCTTGAGTTCGCCGGCGTGCTTCTGCTCAGCGTCGAAGGCGTGGACGACTTCCCGGTGTCCAGGGCGGTGAATACGGCCGTGACGGGCGGCGGGTCGCTCGGGCCGGCGCGCGTGCAGCCGCGGGAGCTGACGTTCACGGGCATCCTGCTCGGGTCCACGTGCTGCGGCGTGGAGTACGGGCTCCAGTTCCTCAAGGCCGCGTTGCAGGGCTGCACGGGCAGCCAGTGCGGCGGGGACTGCGTGGAGATGTATGCGTGCTGTCCCGGGGAGGAGATGACCCGGGATGAGTTCAACCGGCAGCACCGCCGGACGTTCCGGCGAGTGGCGCTCACGGGCGGGCCGCGGGTTACCGGCCGCCACGGTGACGGCTCCTGCTCCGGCGGCGCGTGCGCCATGGGTGCGGACATCGTGCAGGTGGAGTGGACGATGACCGCCGCAAGCCCGTTCGCGTACACCGACGCGGTGGATCTCATCGACGTGGCGCTGCCGACGGACACCGACGGGGCCTGTATCGACTGGTGCATCCACGACCCGCGGCTGCCGGACTGGGTGCCAGGGTGCAGGGACTGCCAGCTCGCGCCGTGCGCGGACTCTCAGGACGGGTGCGCGGACCCCGGCTGCCTGTCGGCGGCGCCGCCCGTGCCGTCAGCGCCCGTGACGTGCTTCTGTGACGCGCTCGCCGTCAACGAGGCCACCTACCCCATCGACCTGTCCGACCGGAACGGGTGGACGGATGACGTGCCGATCATCAGCCTGTACGCGGGCAGCAGCGACGTTCGGCGCCTCACCGTGACGCTGTTCCAGCGGACCGGCGTAGACGGCGCCTTGACGTGCGCGGAGATCGCCGAGAGGAAACGGTGTGAGCCCTACGCGCAGTGGAACGTGAACTACCTGCCGGCCGGGGCCGAGCTGGTCCTTGACGGGCAGACGGGGCGGGCCACGGTGTTCTGCGGCGGGTCCTGCTCCTCCGCCAACACGGTGTTCGGGCGGGACGGCGCGCCGCCGTCCTGGCCGGTCCTGGACTGCGCCGAGTACTGCCTGCTGCTCACCACCGACGCGTTCGAGCCCCCCGCTACCGACGCCCGGTTGACGTTCGGCATCTCCGGGAGGGCCCTGTGACCGGTCTTGGCTGCGCCGCGGAGTACACCGCGTACATCGCTGACCGTGGCGGGGCGATTCTCACGCAGGGGCAGACCCTCACCCGGGTGCAGTGGACGCGTGTCCTCAACGATGCGAGCACGGCGAGCGTGACCATCGAGCCGGACGTGGACTGCTGCGGCGTGCTCGGGGACATGCGGGCCATGCGGCACTGGCTGCACCTGTACCGCAACGACTCCTACGTGTGGGGCGGGCAGATCATCCAACCGAATTGGGGGGTGGGCACGGTGACCATCTCCGCGGCGGACATCGTGTCTGTCCTCAACCGGCGCACTCCGCATGAGGACCGTCGGTTTACGAGCACCGACCTCACGCACATCGCGCAGTGGCTGATCGCGGATGCGTTCCAGCCGGATGACCCCGGGCACACCGTGACCGTGCTCGCGGACTCCGGCGTGTCCGGATCTCGTGAGTACCGGGCCGACATCGGGCAGAGCGGTGACCACCTGCGCGACCTCGCGGACTCCGGCATGGACTGGACCGCGTTCGGTGAGACGTTGCTGCTCATGCCGGACAACTGGAGTGCGAGCGTGGGCCTGATCACCGACGCGGACCTCCCGGACGGGCTGAGCGTCGCGGAGGACGGCACCGCCATGGCCACCCGGTGGGTGGTGTACGGGGATGAGGCGTCCGGGGTGGTGGGCACGGCGGGCGGCATCCACCCGTACTACGGGCTCATCGAGCGGTCCGTGCAGGACAGCAGCATCAAGGACCAGGCCAGTGCGGAGGCGGCGGCGCAGTCGCGGTTGAACTCCTCCCTGCCGGTGCCGGTCTACATCGACTCATCCGAGGTGACGTTGTCCCCGGACACGAGCGTGGACATTGCCCGGCTGGTGCCCGGGTGGTGTGTGGACGTGGCGACGACGGCGACGTGCCGGAACATCTCCCAGCGGATGAAGATCACGGGCCTGAGTGTGACCGCGGACGGCAAGGGCGAGCAGGTCAAGGTGCAGTTCGGTCCCGTAAGCGCGTAGGAGGAAGCGATGGCTCACCGGCCGCCGGCCAGGCTCATTCCCGACAACCCGCTTGCGGGGGTGCTGCGTGATGCCCAGAGGCAGGCGCGGCAGCCCGGGCCGCGCGGCAGGCAGGGTGAGACCGGACCGCCGGGACCGCCCGGGCCGCCGGGGGCGGACTCCACGGTGCCCGGACCGCCGGGACCGCCCGGGCCGCCGGGGGCGGACTCCACGGTGCCCGGACCGCCGGGACCGCCCGGGCCGCCGGGGGCGGACTCCACCGTGCCCGGACCGCCGGGACCGCCCGGGCCGCCCGGTGCGGACTCCACCGTCCCCGGACCGCCGGGACCGCCCGGGCCGCCGGGGGCGCCGCCGGCCGCGAGCGTCATCACCACGGCGACCAACGGGCGGGCAACGTGGGTCTACCCCCGGCCGTTCGCACAGCCGCCCGTTATCAGCGCGCTCGCCGTGGACTCCGACCCGGGCGACGCTCGCGGCCTGTTCGTCACCCTGGAGAGCGTGACCACCGTGCAGGCGGTGGTGCGGGTGTGGCAGTCCACGGGCGTGCTCGTCGGTGGGCAGACGGCGCTACCGGTCGGCGCCGGAGTCAAGGTGCACGCGATGGCGGTGGGCGTCCTCACCTAACGGGGGCGTGGCTACCCTGGGGTGAGCTGCTGGCGTACCGGCCGGGCTACGGAATCCAAGAGGTGGAGACATTCCGTGGCGAGGGCCTGCGCAGACGGCGAGTACTTCGAGATCAACAGCAACGGCGAGTTGACCATGGTCCCCGGGTCCATGGGGCTGCGGCGGGAGATCGTCTACCCGAACCCGGGCACGTTCACGTTCAGCAAGGCCTCGTTCCCGTGGCTGGCGCGCGTGGACGTGGAGGTGCAGGGCGCCGGCGGTGGGTCAGCGGGCGCCAACGCTGATACCGGTGAGGCCGTGGTGCGCCCGGGGGGCACCGGCGGCGGCTACTCCCGTTCCCTGATCGAGGCGTCCGACCTCGGGGCGACCGTCACCGTCAAGGTGGGGGCGGGCGGGACCGCGGGCAACGCGTCCAATGAGGGAGGGGACGGCGGCCCGTCCTCCTTCGGGTCGCTGGTGATCGCCCCGGGGGGTTTCGGCGGTACCGCGAACATGCCGTCCAGCGCGGCGATGGACACCTCGCAGGGCATCGCCGGGCCCAACGCCGGTACGGGCGACATCACGATGGGCGGCGGCGCGTCCGGTAGCGCGATCAGGCTGAACGGCACCAACGGGATGGCCGGGTTCGGCGGTGACTCCTTTATGGGCACCGGCGGGCTGGGCCGTACGACGCAGGGCAACGGGCTCGGGCCGCGCGGTCGGGGCGCGGGTGCCGGCGGGGCGCTGTCCTTCGGTGGGGATGTGGATGGGGGCGTGGGCGGGGACGGCATCGTGATCGTCCGTCTGTACGCGTAGCGGTCGGCTCGGGGCGCGCCCTTACACTTGCCGTGCTGCTGGCGTACGTGGCCGGGCTGTGATGGCACTCCTCTGGAGGGGCTCATGGCGCGGTGCCAGTGCGGCGGCGGGGACTGCCAGTGCGTTGTGCAGGCGGGCACGAACACGACCGTCACGGGTACGGGGAGCACGCTCAATCCGTACGTCGTGAGTGCGGTGATGAACTGCGTCGAGGTGCGTAACTGCCTGTCCAACGGTGCCGGGGTCGCCTTCAACAGGACGACCGGCGTCATCTCGGCGGACATCTCCGAGGACGCGGGCAACAACCTCGTCATGCGGCCCAACGGCATGTACGTGCCGGCGGGCGCGGCCACGGTAACCGCGGGCTGCGGCATCTTGGGTGACGGGTCCGCCAGCAGCCCGGTGAGAGCCAACGTCGCTGCGTGGCCGTTCACGTGCCCGATTGGCGCCAACGGCGGTGCGGTGTACTGCGATGCGGCGACGGGCCGCTTGAGGACGGACCCGCCGTTTCGGGCCCGCTACCGTGAGGCGAGCATCAACGACGCGTTCACCGCGCGCACCGTGCCTGCCGCGGAGACCACGGTGGACACGGTCAGCATCAACCTGACCAACCCGGACCCGTGCCGGGAAGCGTTCGTGCTCGTGCACCGGACGGTGGACGTGGACTTCAACCTCCCTGCCGACGGCGGGCAGGCGGCGTCCGGGGTCGCCGGCGATGACCTCAACTACATGAAGAACACGGGCACCACGTCCATGACGGCCTGGCACGGGCAGCACAGTGTGATGCACCAGGTGACCATTCCGGCCGGCGGGACGGTGGCGATCCCCTTGAACGTCACCGTCGGCCGGGGCGCCGGAGGGGCAACGTACTCGCGTATCCAGGCCACCGTCCGGGCGTGGCTGTTCTCCATTCCTCTGAGCTGATTGGGGCCTGTGCCATGGATGAGGCCACGACGACGCGTTACCTCCAGCTCCCGGACGGGCGGCTGCGGCAGGTGGTCCTTTCGGAGGGCGTGAGCACGCCGACGCCGGAGGGCGCGGTGGAGCTGACCGAGGAGGCTTTCCGCGCGGGCATAGCCGTCCTCGAGGCGGAGCGGGCCGCGCAGGAGGAGGCGCAGCAGGTGGCGGAGCTCGCGCTGTCTGAGACGGCGTATCTGGCGCTGCGCGCCGTGGGGCTGCCGCAGGCGGTGGCCTCCCGCCTGTCCGGGCACGAGCCGTTGGTGGACCTGGACTGATGTGAGGTTGCGGGCCTGCTGAGTGTGCAGGTGCGGGCTCTAGACTGTTGCTGCTGCTGGCGTATCCGGCCGGGCTGTGATTTCCACTCCTTCGGGGGGATTCATGGCTAGCTGCAAGTGCGGCGGCGGTCAGTGCAATTGCGTGATCATGGCCGGTGCCAACACCACCGTGACGGGGGCGGGCTCCACCGGCAACCCGTACGTGATCAGCGCCGCGGCTGGTGCCGCGGCCGTAACCGCCGGCTGCGGGCTCACCGGTACCGGTACCGCCGCGGACCCGATCACGGCCAACACGCAGACGTGGCCGTACACCTGCCCGGTCACGGAGGGCGGCGGGGCGTACTGCGACCCGGCGACGGGTGAACTGCGTACGGACCCGCCGGTGCGGCAGGACTTCTTTGAGATCTCCCGCAACGATGTGCTGCCGTCGCCGATCCCCGTGCCGACGACGCCGGAGGAGAACATCGACTCCATCTCCCTGACGATCACCAATCCGGACGCGTGCCGCCCGGCCCACGTGATCCTTTTCCGGGAGGTGGACCTGGACTTGAACCTGCCCGCGAACGGCGGCGCGGGCATGATCGGCCTGGACTCCGACGACATGGTCTACCTCGCCAACCAGGGCAACGCGATGGTGTTCAACACGCACGCCCAGGAGAACAAGATCAGCAATCTGACGCTGACCCCTGGCGAGACGCGGACGATCACGATGCAGATCCAGGCCGGCCGCGGCGCGGGCGGCGCGGTGATCACCCGTATTCAGGCGACGCTGCGCGCCTGGATCTTTACCAACCTGATCGGCTAAGGGGCCCCAGTCATGGCAGTTCAGACGCTGTACTACGAGTTCCCGGACGGCCGACTCGGCACGATGGAGACGACGCACCCCGACCCGACGCCCCCGCCCGGCGCCACGCTCCTGGACGCGGAGGCGTACGCGGTCAAGCTGTCCCAGTGGCGGGCGGCTCAGGACCAGCACAAGGCCGACGTGCAGGCCGCGGAGGCGGCGCAGAAGAAGGGCGCGTACGACGCGCTGGTGGCCGCCAACTTCGACCCGGCCGTGGCGTCCACCCTGTCCGGCTACACCCCGCCGTCCGAGCCGGAGGAGACCCCCTGATGGCCTGGTGCCCGTTCGTAAAGAAGCTGGAGCTCCAACCGGAGTCCGACAACCAGGCGGCGATCCGGCCGACGCAGTTCATCGTGCACACCATCGTCGCGCCGTGGACGCCGCAGCGCACGTATGAGTTCTGGCGGGATTCCACCAACCTCGAATCTCATTTCGGGGTGGGCCACGACGGCAGCGCTGCTCAGTACATCGGGACTGAGACCAGGGCGGACGCGAATGCGGGAGCGAACCGGCGAGCCGACGGAACCGGCGCTGTCAGCGCCGAGACGGCGTCGAACACGAAGGGGTCAGACCCGTGGACGGACGAGCAGCTCGACATGCTGGTCCGCATCGGCGTGTGGTTGCACGAGCACCACGGGATCCCGCTGCGGATCTGCCGCAGCCACGATGACCCGGGGTTCGGCTATCACAGCATGTTCCCGCAGTGGTCGACGGACGGCACGGCCTGCCCGGGAGCGGCCCGCATCCGCCAGTTCCGTGAGGTGCTGTTCCCGCGGATCGTCGCCGCCGCCAACGGCCAGACACAACAGGAGGAAGACGTGCCCAACTATGTGAACGTCGGCCTGGCGAAGGCCTTCACGCTGCGGCCGGGCGCGTGGGACTCCATCGAGTTCACGCAGGAGTGGGCGGACACCGCCGGCGACCATGCCGCCGGCGGCAGTGTGTTCGTGCGGGGCGCCGCGAAGTTCACCGGCAGCGTGAGTCTCACCCTCGACGGCCTGGCCGTCGGCCACGTCGTCCAGGTCCGCATGTCGGAGTACGAGGGCGACGAGCACAGGGCGGATCACCCGATCCACGAGATCATCGGCACGCCCGGCGGCACTTACGGCGTGGTGCCGCTGACGAAACGGCTCGCGAAGGGCCGCGGCATGCGGGTGCGGCTGCTGAACCAGTCCGACGCTCCGGTCACCATCACCAGCGCCGTCCTCACGGCGCTCGTCTTCAAGGAGTCCTGACGTGCTGCTCCCCTCCGTCCTCCGTACGGTCGTTCCCCTCGTCGCCGGCTGGATCATCGTCGCCCTGACCGGACTCGGGTTCACGCTCGACAGCAACAAGGCTCAGGCGGGCGTGACGCTCGCCATCGTCGCCGCCTACTACCTGGTGTTCCGGCTCGTTGAGCGGGCGGCCGAGAAGCTCGGCGGGCCGCTCTGGCTCAAGGGCGCCGCCGGGATGCTCCTCGGGTACGCCCGTCCGCCCAAGTACGCGCCGACGGACGATGTCGGTGAGCTGATCCGCCAGAGCCGCACATGAGGGGCCGCAAGCCGGCCGCTCCCAATCAGCGGCGGCCGGCGTGCCCGATGATCTGAGCGTGGGGGAGCTCGGGCGCACGGTGGACGCCATGCGTGATGAGTTCCGCGACGGGATGGCGTCGCTGAACCGCCGCCTTGACCGGCTGGTGTCGGCTGAGGTGTACACCCTTCAGTCGGCTCACACGGACCAGCGGATCACTGCCCTCTCGCAGGAGTTGCAGAAGGAGATCAGCGCCCGGGAGGCCGTAGAGGCTGCCTTCGAGCAGTACCAGTTGGCTGAGCGGGACCGGCGCGAGAGGGAGCGGCAGGCCCGCCTGTACCAGGCGATCGTGCCCGTCCTCATGGGGTTGCTCGCAGCGGCGATATCGGTGTGGGCGGTGGTGTCGAAATGACCCGCGTCCTCAAGAGGCTTCCCCTGCCCCGCGCGGAGTGGCTGATCTGGCTCACCGGTGTTGCTGCTGTGCTGCTGCTGGGGTGGCTTTGCGTGCAGGTCGTCACCATGTCGAACGATCTGCGCTCGACAGCGACCGATCTGCGGGGCGCGAACAAGGCCCGGGATCTGCTGGCCAGGCAGGTGCAGCAGCTCGGCGGGAGGCCTGTCGCCGGGCCCCCTGGGTCGCGCGGGGAGCCCGGCCAGAGCGGTGTCGGCGCCCCTGGCCGACAGGGTGAACGGGGGCCCGCCGGCGAGCGGGGGAAGGACGCGCCCACGATCACGCCGTCGCCGGGCCCATCCGGGCCAGCGGGGGCGCCGGGCAAGGACGGCGCCGACTCGACGGTGCCGGGCCCGTCCGGGCCGGCGGGTGCGGACTCCACCGTCGCGGGTCCGCCCGGTCCTGCGGGGTCACCCGGACCGGAAGGAGCGCCCGGGCCGGAGGGATCGCCGGGACCCGCGGGCCGTGACGGAACCGACGGAGCCGACGGCCGGCCGCCCGCCGGGTGGACGTTCACCTACAAGGGCGCCACCTACCAGTGCACGCCCGTCACAGACTTCGATACGGACGCCCCGCGCTACGACTGCCAGCCGACCGAGCCGCAGCATGACGAGCCGGAGACGGTGCCGCAAGCGTGGGGGCTCGACCCGTTCCGGCGGCAGTACCCGTAAGCCCACCCTGAGACGAGCCCCGTCCCCCACCCGGCCCCGGGGGCGGGGCCCTGCCATGCTGGCCGGATGGACGACACGGTGAAGCAAGCGGAGGAGCTGCTCGCGCAGATGCCGCCGGAGCAGCGGGCGCGGATGATGCGGGACTGGTGGGAGGCGGCCACGCGGGAGCCTGAGCCGGCGGCCCCGGTGTTCACGATGATCCCGCCGCCGCAACTGCCGTGGTCGCTGAGGTCCACCGCGGTGCGGTACCCGTGCATGACGGGCTGCGGATGGGCCCATGAGGAAGACCCGGGCAGGGAGCTGCCCGGGCCCCTGGTGCTGCCGGCGAACTTCACCAGTGAGGACGTGTCCGCTGCGATCACCGCGGAGGTGGAGCAGCGGCGCGCGGCGGCGGACCGACGCATCGAGGAGGCCCTCCTCGCGCACTACGCGCAGGCCCACCCCGGGCAGGAGCCTCACCGGCGGCGGCTGGACTCCCGGACACCGGAGCCCCACGGCTGACCGGCCCGGATGTCGGTGGGCGGAGTTACCGTGAGGGTGTCCCTATGAGCATGCTTGCTGGCTGCTTGCGCCGCTACTCGGACAGTGCACCACCGCGCCCCGCCCGGCCTGGAAACCGGGCGGGGCGTTGGCGTTTGTACGGCCTGTTTGAACGGCGAAAGCCCCTCACGTCACGGTGACGTAAGGGGCTTTCCCAGTCTCCCGGCCGGCCGACAGGGGTACCGTTCCCAGTGGACGCTAGGAATGGATGGAGCCCAGTATGCCCCACTACGCTGACACACGGGGGAGCACTGAGAGCAACGGGCAGCGCCTTGCCCGCCTCCGTGCGCGCCGCCGCTGGACACAGCAGCGCCTCGCCACCGAAACCGGATACTCTCTCGCCTCCGTGAAAGCCTTCGAACAAGGTCGCCGAAGCCTGGACCGCCCGCCCGTGGTCCTCCAGTTCGCCAAAGCCCTGGACTGTCACCCCACCGAAATCACCGGCGGACCGTACATGCCGGTGGCCTCCGACATAGAGGGGCAGGCGGCGGTCGCCTCCGTCGCTGCTGTACGTCATGCGCTGCTGCGGCACGGCCGCCCCGCCCGGCCCTCCGACCTGGAGGCGGCGGCGGTTGACCTGCTGGAGCTGCGGCGCCGTGTCGGTGAGGCGAATGCTCACCGGCAGGCCGCGGCCCTGTCCAAGTCCGGCGCCGTCCTGCCCGCCTTGCTGCGCGACCTCCAGGTGGCGTGTGAGGTGCTCAACGGGGACACGCGGCGGGAAGCCTTCGGGCTGCTCGCCTCCGCGTATGAGTGCGCCATGCAGTACCTGTACAAGCTGGGCCACACCTCAGACGCCACCCTGGCCACGGAGCGGGTGCTGTGGGCGGCGCAGACCAGTGAGGACCCGCTGCGCATCCTGGCCGCGCAGTGGTACGACGCCGGCGAGTTCCTGTGCATAGGGGACCACGACGAGGCGGGAGCCATCATCGACGGCGCCCTCACCGAGCTGGGCGGCCTACGCGAAGGCCGGCCCGAGGTGGTGTCCCTGCGGGGCGTGTTCCACCTGAAAGCCGCGCTCAACTCCGCGCGGTCCGCCGACCCGGAGAGCACCGAACGGCACTGGAAGAAAGCGAAGCAGGCGGCGGAGGAACTCGGGGAGGACCGCAACGACTTCCAGCTCCAGTTTGGTCCGACGAACGTAGCCATCTGGGGTGTGAGCCTGCCCGTGGAGATGGGCAAGGGCCGCCTGGCCGTGGACCGTGCCGTCAAGGTGCGCCTGCCCAAGAAGTTCGCGCCGGAACGGCACTCCCACCACTACATCGACGTGGGGCGAGCCCACTTCTACAACGGACAGCGGGAGGAGGCCCTCGGCGCGTTCCTCAAGGCGGAGCGTCTGGCGCCGCAGGCCACCCGGATGCACGCCGGCGTACGGGAGACCGTGGGCACGATGATCCGCACTCAAAAGCGCAGCGAGCTGGTTGAGATGGGCATCCGGCTCGGCGTCGTGTGAGCGTGCAGAAGGGCTACAAACTGTAGCCCTTACGTCACCCCCTGGTCCCTACCGTGAGTTGAGCAGCCGTCACACTCACTTCGGGCCAGGGGGTTTCCCATGAGCACCGCGCCGTCACATACCAGCACCACCCATCACCCGCCGGACGGCGTGCTGCTGCACCCCCGGGAGCGTGAAAGGTCGGTGCAGTCGTGGCTGCTGCTGGCCGCGCAGGGCGCCGAGCAGGCCCTCCGGGAGTGGGACAAGGGCGGTGTGGCCCTGCTCAAGTGCGGCAGGCTGTTCGCCGCGGTCGCTGTCAACGCGGAGATCATCCACGCTGCGGCAGGCACTACGGGCCCGCAGACGGTGAACGCCTTTCTGCGTGAGCAGCTGCACGGCGGGCCGGTGTTCGCCGACCAGCAGAACCGCAGGTACTACGCCCTGGTACCGCCGGACACCTCCCACCGCCCGGAGTGGCAGGGGCGCCGGTACGTCGGCGTGCAGCTCCTGGACGGAGATTGGCTCATGGGCGTGCCCCGTCTGGAGTGCACGGACCCCGAGATGCACTGGTCCTACTGGTGCGTGCCGATGGACAGACCCGGCACCCTGTGCGATGCGGACGCCGTCGCCCGGCTGGTGACGTACGGACGGGACCGGCTCACGGTGGAGGAGGTCCGCGGTGGGCACTGAGCAGACGGCGGCCATCGACGCCGAGACGATCCACAGGACGTGTCAGCGTGCCCTGTGGGAACCGGCGCCGACCGGCGAGGCGTTGCCCGCGCTGATCGGCACGATCGAGGGGTACGTGCGTCAGCTCTCCCCGGAGGTGGCCGCCATCGTCCCGCGCATGCAGACCAGCACGCGCGACGCGGCCCTGTGCACCCTGCGCCACGTGGACGAACTCCTCGCCCCCGACGCGCCGTCGGCCAACCTGCCGGAGAGGCTGCACGACCTTGGCGTGACCGCGCGAGCGCTGCTGGTGCTGCACACGCAGTGCCGCGAGCCCCTGGAGGGCGAGGTAGCCATCGGCCACGGCGGATGGACCCTCATGCGCGCCCCCGTACTCCTGGAGACGTGACAACGGTCCCACGCCTCCAGGGCCGCGGCCCTGGCCCGTCTGTCCCCCCCGTAGCGGATGGAACGGGGCCGCACATGGCGGCGCACGCCGCATGCCCCTTGTAGACACCGGCGGGGCCGGGGTGGCTCACCCCCCGAGCCTCGCCGGGTAAGACGGTCGGCCGGCCCTCTAATCCGTTCCCCCACGGCGGGGCCGGCCGATCTCCTCACCCCCACTGAGAGGACCGTCCCGTGGAACGGCACTGGATCACTGGAGACTGCTGGCTCGGGTGCGAGCGCACCGGCCTGCGGGTGATCTGGCTCGGGCCGGTGCAGTGGGACGGGCAGCACTGCCCGTTCTTCGCGTGTGAGGACTGCCTTGAGCGCCTCATGCGACAGGCCCGCGCGTACTTCCTGGCGCGGCAGCCGATCGGAATCTGACCGAACCGGCCCGGCCCCAACAGCCGGGCACCAAGGCACCACCGACTGAAGGAGACACCACTCATGACGACAGCTTTGGACCGTGAGGCGTTCCCGCTCACCCCGCCTGGCGGCCGGGTCCCGTTCAGCAGTGAGCCGCCGTCGGGGCCGGACACCCGGCCGTGGGGGCTGCGTTTCGCCCGCACCCCCGACTCGACCGGCGCCGCCGTCATTCCGGCGCATTTCTACGACACGGAGCGGCAGGTCAACCTGTCGTACGACGGGGGCCTGTTGACCTGCATGGCCAACACGCACAGCCCGACCGTGCCGGACGGCTCGACGAGCAACCCGCCGCCGCTGGACGAAGGGGCGAAGGACTAACTCATGTCCCTGCCTGTCCTGGTGATCGCGGCCAACGATGACTGGCCGACCGATCGCGTCATGACCGAGCTGACCGGCCGGGGAGTCGAGGTGTTCCGCATGGACACCGCCGACTTCCCGCAGCGGATATCGCTGACCGGCCGGCTCGACTGGGGACTCGACGGGTGGGCGGGGGATCTGGCCACCGAGCATCGCACGGTGGAGCTGTCCCGGGTCGGCGCGGTGTACTACCGCGCCCCCGGGGCGTTCCAGTTCCCCGACGGGATGACCGGCCCTGAGGAGCGGTACGCGGCTGCGCAGGCCCGCGCCGGCCTGGGCGGTGTCCTGTCCGCGCTGGACTGCCGATGGGTCAACCATCCGACGTTCATGGCCCGCGCCGAGTACAAGCCGGTCCAGCTCGACGCGGCCCGCGCGTGCGGGCTGCGCATCCCGGCGACCCTGATCACAAACGAGCCGGACGCGGTGCGGCAGTTCGCCGCCGAGGTGCCCGGCCCGCTGATCTGCAAGCCCGTGGCCTCCCCGGTGCTGATCGAGGACGGCCACCTCAAAGCCGTCTACACCCGCCGCCTCACCCCGGATGATCTCGCTGATCTGCGAGGCATCGCCAGCACCGCCCATCTCTTCCAAGCCTGGGTCGACAAGAGCCACGAGATCCGCCTCACGGTGGTCGGCTCGCGCATGTTCGCCACCGAAGTGCACGCCGGAAGCGACGCCGCACACGAGGACTGGCGAGCCGACTACGGCTCTCTCACGTACGCCACCACCACGGTGCCCTCCGACGTAGAGGCGGGAATGCGCGCCCTGATGGACCGGCTCCACCTCACCTACGGGGCCGCCGATTTCGTCGTTGACCCTGATGGACGGTGGTGGTTCCTTGAGGTGAATCCCTGCGGGCAATGGGACTGGATCCAGGGCGCCACCGGGCAGCCGATCGCCGCGGCGATCGCCGACGAACTGCAAGGAGTTTCCTGATGGACTGGACGCGCCACGCCGCGCAGCTCGCCCGCTCAACGGTTCCCCCCACGTCCCGGTGGTATCGGCCGGTTGTGGCAACACCCCGGCACGAGTTCGTCCCGCGGTGGTTCACCGCCGGCCCGGAGGGGTGGACCCCCACGGACGGCCCTTCGTACGAGGCGGCCTGGGCGCGGGCCGCGTACGCGGACCAGACCCTCGTGACCAAGGTCGGCCCGGTGCACGCCGACCACGCTGCCGACGGTGAGGCGGTGACGGGACGGCCCACATCGTCCAGCACCCTGCCGGGCCTGGTGGTCACCATGCTCAGACACGGGCACGTCCACCACAGTCACCAGCTGCTCGACGTCGCGACGGGCTCCGGCTACAGCGCGGCCCTGGCATGCGCGTACCTGGGCGATCACCAGGTGACGACGGTGGACGTCGACCAGTACCTGATCCAAGCCGCCTCGGAGCGTCTCGACTCGATCGGCTACCACCCGAAGATGCTCCTCCAGGACGCCACCGAGGCGCTCCCCGGCGAGTACGACCGGATCGTGTCCATGGTGTCCGTGCCGCACATCCCGGCATCGTGGCTGCGGGTGCTGCGCCCGGGCGGGCGACTGGTGACCACCATCGCCGGGACAGGGCTGATCCTGACCGCCGACAGGACCGACGACGGCGGCGCGGCCGGCCGGATCGAGTGGGACCGGGCGGCGTTCATGGCCACCCGTACGGGCGACGACTACCCGCCGCTGCTCGATGAGCTGTTCAACAAGGCCCGCGATGCGGAGGGCGACGAGGTCACCGACTCGCCGTACCCGGTCCTGAACGTCATGCAGGCGTGGGAGGTGTGGTCGATGCTGTCCCTCACGGCTCCCGGCATCGAGCATCGCACCGGCACCGACGACCAGGGCAATCCGACAGCGTGGATGCTTCACCCGGACGGCTCGTGGGCCCGCGCGGAGACGAAGCCCGTCAGCCGTTCCGCGACCGTGCACCAGGGCGGCCCGCGCCGCCTGTACGACCTGTTGGACGGCATCCGGTGGCGGTGGCTCCAGGACGGGGAACTGCCCGTGTACGGGGCGAAGGTGACGATCACGCCGGACGGTGAGACGACCCTGGCCCGGGGCGGCTGGTCCGTCACGCTCTGACCGGCGGGGCTTCCGGTGGCGGCACGGCCGTCGGCACACTGGCAGACGAGACGACACAGGGAAGGTGAACCCGTGGATGACGAGCCGTTGGACGAGTGGGCCGCACGCCGTGATGCCCGCCGGCCCGCGCCCGGCGACCGGAAGGCCGTCCCCCTCGGCGAACCCGAGCGGGGTGCGCACGTCGACCCGGACGTGCCGCGCGGGATGTTGGAGTGGGACGGCCACCAGTGGACGCCGAGCGGTGTAGCCGACGACCAGGCCGTGGCCGCGCAGGAGAGCGCACAGGACGCGGCGGAGCGCGTAGCCCTCCCGCGCTTCACTGCCCTGCCGCCCGCTCCGGAGCGGCCGTTCAGGCCGACCGAGGTGTTCCGCAGGCCCTGAGCGCGCACAGCAGTGGGCCCGGCCTCTGGAGCGAGTTGTGGAGGCCGGGCCCACTGCTGTGCGGACGAGATTGAGGATGAGGGGTGCCATGGAAGGTCCCGCCGAGGTGCGGCGCCCGGGCAAACGCGAGGAGTGGGAAACGTCGTGGTACCGGGAGCGGTTGGCGGACCCGTCACTCGTCGACGCCGCAGTGGCGGTTGTCGTCGACGGGGTCAGCTACCTCGCGGTGCCGATCGGCGGTGAACGGCGCGGCGGCTACATCCCGGTACGCGACGCGACGTCGGTCATGTTGCTGCGCCAGGCGCTCGAAGGACTCGACGGCTTCCCCGCGGTGCGGGTGCGTTGGTCGATGCACGAGAACACGTGCGACGTCGTCGAGTGGGGCGATCACGCGCCGGACGCAGAGGGCGACGCCGAGCGCGGCAGGTTCTACGGATACAGCGAGCGGGCAATCGCCCACTTCGAAGAGGAGAGGCACGTGAACAGCAAGCAGTCGAAGCGGACCGGCGACGCGGACGACCAGCCCGCGCAGTACACCTCGATCCACCTGAGCGTGTTCGGCGTGCGGCTGTGGGCCGACGGCCGTACGGGACTGGAGGCGTGGCGGGTGCTGTACCGGCAGAGTCCCTGGATGGCCGTCGGGGCGGGTGCGTTCGTCGCGCTGCTCGTCGCGATGCTGGTCATGCTCGGGGTGGCGATCGGGTCGGAGCTCGGCTGACCCCTGGGCCCGCACTGGGGGGATGGGCCCTGATCGCTCGCGCCTCGCCGGCGAGCGATCAGGGCCTTCGTCATTGTGTGGCCGGGCGTGAAAGAACCTCCCGCTGTCTCTTACGCAACGGGAGGTTCTGGGGCCTCCCGCTGTCTCATACTCAGCGGGAGGCGTAGGCACGCTACCACCGGAGGGGCGGGGCCGTCGGGACGCCGTTTGTGGTGGCGCCGGTGGGGGCGTTCGGGCAGGCTCATGGACGCGCGCCCAGTGGTGCGCCCGCGGGATCACCGGGGTGTCGGGGTGCGTCGTAATCCGTCGTGTGGTGTCGTGATGCGGTGCCCGTTCCTGCACGTCAAGTAGTTCCCGCAGGTCACGGGTTTGTGTCATCGCGGGTTCGAGTCCGGTTCCGGGTACAAGACACTACAGGTATCTGACCTGCGGAAACGGCCTGTTGGGGGCAGGGTCCTTCGGTGCCGTGGGCGCACCGTGGGCGCGCACGCGCGCTACCCTGCCCCCATGGCCTACATAACTACACGCAAGAACCGTGACGGTGAGGTCACCAGCTACCAGGTCAAGTGGAGACTGGGCGGCGCCCGCACGGCGCCGTGGCAGACGGAACGCTTCGAGGATGAGGACTCCGCGAAGGTGTTCCAGGGCGCGGTGAACGAGGCCGGCCAGCAGTGGCCGCCGGGGTGGGTCAAGGGCCGCGGGTACGTGGATGAGTCCGACGACCTGGACGAGCGGTACGTGTTCCGGGCGTTCGCGACGGAGATCATCACGAACCGGGTGGGTGTGGAGGAGGACTACCGGCACGCCTGTCTGCGGGACCTGGAGAAGTACATCTTCCCCACGTTCGGCAACTGCGACGTGCGGTCCACAGAGCACTTCTCCAGCCGGACGGTTCAGGCGTGGGTCAAGGCCATGTCGGAGACGTGGGTGTTCCGCGGCTCGAAGTACAAGCCGATGAGCCCGAAGACGCTCAAGAACCTGCACGGGCTGCTGTCCGGGCTCCTCAATGAGGCGGTGAAGGGGGAGCCGCCGCTGCGGGACCGCAACCCGTGCGAGCGCACCCGGCTGCCGCGCATCGACGACGACGGCGCGGAGGACGATGAGGGTGAGGACATGGAGTTCCTCGAACCTCATGAGGTGGAGGGCATCGTGTCCTTCCTGGCGCGGCCGGCGGACAAGCTCCTCGTGCGGGTCGCGTACGCCACGGGCATGCGGTGGGGGGAGCTGTCGGCGCTTGCCCGGCGGCACGCCAAGAGGGAGGGCGACAAGTGCACGCTGCGGGTGGCGCGTGCATGGAAGCGCAAGCCCAAGGAGGGGTTCTACCTGGGCAAGCCGAAGTCCAAGCAGTCCCGGCGCACGATCCGTATCCCGCTGGACCTGTGGGAGGAGCTGGAGGCGCACGGGATCACGTCCCTGAGCCACAACGCGTTGATCTTCCACAACGGGCAGGGGGAGCGGCTGCCGTACTCCACGTTCTATGAGCGGTGGATCCGGGCGGTGGCCAAGGCCAAGGCGGACGGGGTGGTGACGGAGTACAAGTTCCCCACGTTCCACGACCTGCGCCACTCCCACGCCGCGGCCTTGCTGTCCTCCGGGCAGCACTCCCTCACGTACGTGCAACGGCGCCTCGGTCATGAGTCCATCACCACCACGTCCGACCGGTACGGGCACCTGCTGCCGGAGGCGGACGACGCGGCCATGGAGACCATCTCGCGGGTGCTGGGGTCGGCACCGAGCGATGAGGCCGCCGCGGTGGCGGAACTCGAGGTGCCCGTCCAGGACAACGCGCCGGCGGTGTACGTGCTGCACCTGGAGGACCCGGTGGACGTGCGCCTCGCGTTCTGGCGGCTGGACCATGCGGAGGAGACGGCGCGGGTGTGGCAGGACGAGACCGGCGGTGAGTCGCGTGTGGAGAAGATGACGGAGGCATGGTGGGTGCGTACGTACTCCGGCGGTAACGGCGTCAAGGACGTGCGTCGTGAGCCCGCGCAGCGGGTGCGGCTGTGGTGGGGGTCCGCGCTGTACCTGCCGGATGGCACGCAGTTCTCCACCGGGGTGGCGCTGGAGTCCGTCACCCGGCGGTGGGTGTGGGATTGGGAGGACCAGTTCACCGGGCGCAGCGTCGTCACGCGGGTGCGGTATGAGTCCGGGCCGCTCGCGTTGACCAGTGCCGCGGCGTGGGGGGAGGACGAGGAGAAGGTACGGGCCGGGTTCACGGAGGCTCGCGAGGAGGCGCTGCGGATGTGCTCGCAGCACCCGACAGTCGCGGGGCAACCGGGGCAAGGAGACCGGACGTACTCTTGATGCGGATGCGGGGTAACAGCAGGGCCCGAACACCGGTCATCGGTGTTCGGTCCCTGCTGCTGCGTGTGGGTGGTCTACGGGGTGGGGGCGCCGTTCGTGCCGGCCATGAGCGGTGCCTTCCTGCTCACGCCGGAGTCCTTGCCCCTGGGACCGTGACCGTTCCCGGGAGCGTTCCCGTGACTGTTGCACTTGCCGTTGCCGTTGCACTTACCGGGGGCCGCCGTTGCCGGGGGCGGGAGCTGGGCCGGAGGTGACGCCGGCGGCACGCTCCTCTCGGAGGCGGGCGTTGCCTCGGCGGCAGGCGGTGTCCTCGCGGTGGGCCGTGCCTTGGCGGTGGGGGGCGTCCTTGCGGCGGCGGCCGGCACCGCGGCGGCGGGCTCGGCGAGGGCGGCCGCCGGCGTGATGGCGCGGGGTGTGTCCTGCTCCTTGGCGGTGATCGCGTCCCTGTCCTCGGGCTGCTTGGTGGTGGCGGGTGCGTCCGGCGCGGTGGCGGGGGGGACGCGAATGTCCGGGTCCGGCGTGTCGGGCCGGGTGTCTGCGGAAGTGAGGGCCACCGCGAGGGTGCAGGCGGTGAGTGCTGTTGCGGTGGCCATCGCTGTGGGCCGGCGACTGTTCCACGCGGAGCGTATGTGCTGGCCGATTGTCGTTATGAATGCGGCGACTCCGCCGCCCTTTATGAGTGAGAGGTGACGCTTGCGGCGAACCGGTGGTTCGGGTTCGTCGGGTTCGGGACCACCCGGGGGCATGGGCAGGCTGGCCAGGACGGCGATCTTCTGTGCTGTCACTTCCGTTTTGAGCTGGGATATTTGGGCGGCCTGCCTCTTGTAGCGCCGGTACAGGATGACCAGTGCGAGGCAGCAGGCGCCGAGCACGCTGGACACTCCGCACATGATGACTAGCAACGCTTCGGACACGGGTGGTTCCCCCTAGTGTTCAGGATTGATCTGATTCTGCGTTAGGCACCCCCCTTGATGGCAAGTAGTAAACGCTTGTGGTCATAACGTGACTGGCTGGCTGTCAACTCACGTTGCGGTCACGATCGGTGTCCTCTTGCCGGGGTGCTTGCGGGAGGGAGTGTGAAAGTCGCCTGACCACGGCCTCCTGTTCTTCGGGAGTCAGTGTGTTCAGGAGCGCCGTGATGGCGTCCAGGGTCGGACTGGCAACGCTGGGCACTCTGGGGGGTGCGTGCTTGACGATTTCCTCAAGCGCTTTCGCTGCGTCACCGCGGTGCACCTCTTTGAGCTGGGCGGGCATGACGCCGACGGCGAGGGCCATGCGCGCGACGGTGTCGGCGGGCGCCTTGAAGGGGACGCGCGTCCCGTGGACGGACTCATAACCGGAAACGATTTGGTTCCACCGCGAGCGGCTCATTCCAGCTTTCTCGGCGGCCTGGACGACGGTGAGGCCGCTGCGCTTCTGCGCACGCTGGAGCAGCACGCCCTCCGGTGGAGGAGACGGGCTAGCGGGATTGGTCATGTGTGGCAGCTTGGCACGACTAGAGGCTAGTTCGCCATCTGAGACTCGCCAAATTTGTGGTGTGCGTTGCCTAGGTGTGGCTAGTGATCTCCCTAGTGGTGGCCCTGCGTAAGGGGTCTGACCCGCTACGTTGCACCACATGGCGACTACGCACAACTACACGCTACTAGTTGCATGGGTGGCAAGTAGAGGCTAGTTTTCACTACATGAGCCAGCCACTCGAAGGGCGCCGTCGGCGCCCTATGAACCATGCGCCGGAAGCGGTGAAGTACGCCCGCGAACAGTCGGGCCTGACCCTGCGGCAGCTCGCGCAGGCCGTGGGAGTCAGTGAGCAGCTCGTCGGCGCCATCGAGCGCGGTGAGCGCAACGCGACCCCCCGCAACCTCAACGCCATGGCGAAGGCACTGAACTGCCCGCGCGTGGTCCTGGAGGCCAAGCGTGAGGTTGCCCCGTGGGCGGAGGCCCGCGAGCAGGACCAGCCGGAAGCCCGCCCGGCATGAGTAGGCGGGCGCACTGCCGGTGCACGGAGATCGTCTGCCTCACGTACGAGGAGGCGGCAGCTCTGCTCAAGTGCGGCGAGCGGTGGCTGCGGGACAACCGCCACAAGGTGCCGCACCAGAAGCGCGGCGAGACCACCGTGTTCTGCCCCTGTGAGCTGCGGATGCTCCAGGAGCTGACCACCGTCCTGCCGGACTCCACCGCCGCCGCTGCTGCGCCCGCCACGCCCGCCGCCGACCTGCGGATGATCCGCCCCGCTCAGGGGCGCGGACGTGTCAAGCAGGCCACCGGATGAGCTGCCAGACCGACACGGGCGAGGTGCTGGCCTGCGTCGCGGTCGCCATCGCCCTGTACGCCCTCACGTTCGGGCCGTTCCTGATCTTCATTGACCGCTTCTGCGAGGACCCGGACACGGGCCAGCAGGCCACCACCGATGAGCGCCCCATGCGCCCGGTGGGTCGCCATCGAAAAGGAGTACCCGTTGACCACCCAAACCCCGCTGCCGGACGCGCCGACTGCCCGTCTGGTGCTGCCGGCGGATGCCCCGCATGAGGACTGGCTCGCGATGCGCCGTACCGGCATCGGCGGGTCGGACGTGGCCGCCATCCTCGGCCTGAACAAGCGTCGCGGGCCGCGCAGGGTGTTCGAGGAGAAGCACGGTTACACCGAGCCGGACAACACGTACATGCGGGCCGGGCGCTACCTGGAGCCCGCCGTGGCGCAGTGGTTCCAGGACGACACCGGCCTGTCGACGGTGGTCATGCCGGGGATGTTCGCCCACCTGGAGCACTCGTGGGCGCTCGCCAACGTGGACCGCGGCATCCTCTCCGACTCCGGCGTGGTCGTCGCTCCGCTGGAGATCAAGACCAAGTCGGAGTTCCTGGCCGATGAGTGGGTGGACAAGCCGGAGGCGCCGGAGGACGCGGCCCTTCAAGCCCACTGGTACACCGCGGTGTGCGGCTGGTCGCACTCCTACGTGGCCGCGCTGATCGGCGGTAACCGGCTCACCGTGTTCCGGCAGGAGCGCAATGAGGAGCTGGTCGAGGAGCTGTTCAATGCCGCGTCGGCCTGGTATCAGCGGCACATCGTGGAGGGGTTCCCCCCGCCGGTTGACGGGCTGGAGTCCACCACGGAGCTGCTGGCGGCCCTGTGGGATGCCAAGCCGGAGGCCGTGGCCGAGGTGCCGGTGGATCACGCCAAGGGACTGCGCGCCCAGCGTGCCGACCTCAAGGCGCAGATCAAGGCCCTCACGGTCCAAGTGACCACGGTCGAGAACCAGATGCGCGATGACGCGCAGGAGAACGAGATCGTCAAGGCCGGTGGGGTTGAGGCCTGGACGTGGAAGCAGAACGGGAATTTCTCGGAGTCCACGTTCCGCAAGAACCACCCCGATCTTGTCGGCCAGTACACGCGCACGGTCCAGGTGATCGACACGGACCGGCTCAAGGCCGACCACCCGGTCATTTACCGCGAGTGCCGTGGGCGCCGCCTGTACGTGCCTGCCAACGCGAAGGGGCTCTAAGCCATGTCGAACACTCTGCTGGCCAAGGTCAAGGCGGCCACGTCCGGCGGTCCGGCCCCGGAGGGCCCGCCGCTTGAGGACGTGCAGCACGACTACGCCGAGCCGCTCCCGGAGTCCGAGCGCGGTCATGAGGAGCGGGAGGCCCTCAAGGACGAGGGCATGGAGGCCCTCCTGCGGTATGAGGGGGAGTTCACCGATGTGCTGCCGCGGCACATGGACGTGGGCAAGTTCTTCGCCGCGGTGCGCAACGTGCTGCCGGACGTGCGGCACTGCACGCCGGCGAGCGTCCTCCAGTCGTTGCTGACGTGCGCGCGGTTCGGTCTGCTGCCGGACGGACACCACGCGGTCATCAAGGCTGAGGGCAAGATCGCGGTGTTCCTGCCCACCTATCACGGCTACATCGACCTGATGTACCGATCCGGGCGCGTGGACTCCGTGCACGTCGGGATGATCCACGAGGGCGACGAGTGGAGCTACGAGCCGAGCGCGGCGGCTCCGGACGACTTCTTCCACCGTCCGGCGGTGCACCTGCCCAAGGCGGAGCGCGGCCCGGTGATCCTGGCTTACGCGTTCTGCCGGATCAAGGGCGGCGGCCGGTCGCAGGTGATCGTCCTGTCCCGTGAGGACGCGGAGGAGATCCGCGACGAGTACAGCACCGCGTATCAGCGGGCGGAGGCGAACGGCCGCCGGGACTCCTTCTGGCACAAGGACTTCCTCGCGATGTGGTTGAAGACGGCGATCCGCCGCATGGCCAAGTACGTGCCCACGTCCGTGGAGGTGCGGGCGCTGGTCGCGGTGGAGGACGCCGCGGAAGACGGCACGCCGCAGATCCTGCACGCCCCGGACCCGGAGGCGGCGCAGCTCCTGGCGGAGGCGGAGCGCGCGGCGCGGTCGGCGGAGGGCTCGCAGGAGCGCGCCGGCCGGTCGCTCGCGGTCAAGGTCCGGCGCGGCCGGTCCAAGCCGAAGAAGCAGCGCGGCGGGCGCAAGAGGTGACACGCGCCCTTGTCGGGGCCGCGGTGCTGTTCCTGTCCCTCGCGGTGGCCATCGCCCTTGTGTGGTGGTCGCTGCGCGGGACGGGGCGGCACCGCGCCCCCCGGCGCCGAGGCAGCCAGACGCAGGCCGGCGCCGGACTGATCACCCCTCATCCCACGCATCCAGAAACAGGTACCGCCCATGATTGAGACGTTCGGCCCCCTGTATGAGAGGCCGCAGTCGAAGCCGTGCCCCAACTGCGAGTGCTGCTCTGCCCGGTTGTGTGAGCGCGGCCGGTCCAGCGTCCACCAGTGCCGCGGCATCAGCGACCACCCGGAAGTCGTCAAGGGCTGCCCGTGCTCGGCGGCGACGACGCGCGGCACGCACGCGTGGCGGCTGGAGCGCATCCGTGCCGTCCGGTACGCCGTGGAGCGGCCCCTTGAGGCCGCGCATGAGGCGTTCCTGCGGTCGCTGGCCGCCGGCGAGAACGGCGTGAGCGACCCCACGGACGCGGCCGGGCCGCTGACCGTGCGCGGGTTCCTGAGTGAGCAGGAGGGCGTGCTGCGGGTGACGGAGTTCGCGCGTGCCTACCTGGACGCCCGGGACGGGGCGCGGTTCGTCACGCCGGTCCACGTGGAGGAGGTGGACCTGGAGGCGCGCACCGCGCGGGTGGTCGTCGTCGGCTGGCACCTTACAGAGCCGGTGACGGTCCTGCTGGACCAGCTGCTGCACGAGACCGGCATGGCCCCGCAGGAGCTGGAGGGCTCCTACCTGGAGGCGGCGGCCAACTGCCGGGCCACGGACCCGGATGACTTGGTGCTCACCGCGGTGTCCGCGGCGCCGTCGCTGCCGGAGGGCTGGATGGACGGGACGGTGACCGGTGGTGAGTGAGCCGACGCTGTTCGAGGAGGCGCCCGTCGAGGAGGCGCAGACGGGGCAGGAGAGGGCCGCCGACGCTGCGCCCGCCCTGGTGGTCGTCGTGCACGGCATCCCCGGGCCGCAGGGCAGCAAGAGCCACAAGGGCGGGGGCCGGATGGTGGAGTCCTCCGCCAAGGTCAAGCCGTGGCGCGTGGCCGTGGTGGACGCCGCGGTGGAGGCCCGGCAGAAGGTGGAGGGGTACCAGCCGCTCACCGGGGCCGTGGCCCTGTCGATGACGTTCACTCTCGCCCGGCCCAAAAGCCACTTCGGCACGGGGCGTAACGCGGGCGTGCTGCGCCCGTCGGCGCCCCGCCGCCCGTCGGTCAAGCCGGACCTGTCCAAGCTGGTGCGGGCCACTGAGGACGCCCTCACCACCGCGCTGGTGTACCGCGATGACGCGCAGGTCGTGGATTACGTCGGGCTCGGCAAGTACTACGAGACCGACCACGGGACGGTGCCGGATGTCCTGGACTCCCCGGGCTGCGTGATCCGCGTGTGGGCGCTGCCGGAGCGGGGGGCGTCATGAGGCGCCGCTCCACGCGCACGGTGGTGGACGCGTTCATGGAGTCGGAGGTGGCGCGCCGGCTCAAGCGCGGGGACTCCAACCTCGCGATAGCGCGGGAGCTGGACGTGGATTACTCCGTGCCTCGGGAGATGCGGAGCCGGTTGGGGCTGCCGGTGTTCCAGCGGGGGCCGATGCCTGCCGCGGACTCGTGGGAGCAGGCCCTCGAGGACCGGGTCCTTGCCACGCAGGACGGTCACGCGCACTGGACGGGGCCGGAGGACAACGGCACTCCGGTGATGCGGTGGCGTGGCCGTCACACCACGGCGGCCCGCGCGGTGTTCGAGCAGCACTACGGGCGGGAGGCGGTCGGCAAGGTCCGGCAGACGTGCGAGTCCCCGCAGTGCGTCAAGGGCGAGCACCTGGAAGACCGGCTGATGCGTGATCAGCGGCGCGCCCGAGAGGAGGGGGCCGGTCGTGTGGCTGCTTGAGGTGCTCATCACCCTCGCGGAGGGCGTGGACCGGACGGTGCGTACGGCGGACGTGTGGGCGCCGTACTCCGCGGGCGCCGGACTCCTCGGGGTGGTCATCGGATGGTCGGCGTCCGGGCGCATCCGGAGGTGTCCGGAGGCGTCCGCGGATGGTGTCCACCAGGGTCCGGACCTGGATCAGGACACGGAGACCGTAGGGCCTGTGACCTGTGCGGATGGGTGTCCGGATGGCTGCTGGCGGACGTGTCCGGAGCTGTCCTGGCGGCACCGGACGACGGGGGAGGCCGGCGGATGAGCAGGACCGGCGGCCGGCGCCCGTACCGGCCTCGCATGAACGAGGAGCAGCGGCTCGCCAAGGGCCAGGAGCTGCGCCGCAAGTACGAGGCGGGGGCCACGATCCGGGCGCTCGCCGAGGACGCGGACCTCTCGTACTGGGTCACCAGGGAGCTGCTGCTTGAGGCAGGAGCGACGTTGCGCGGGCGCGGAGCCCGCATCAAGACCACCGCCCGCGGCTGAACCGGCCCGGGTGTCATCGCAACAGGAGAAACGATCCATGAGACGCATCACTGCTGCCGCCTGCTCGGTCGCCCTCGGCGCCGCTCTGCTGGTCGGGTGCAACGGCCAGACGGATGACGACTGCGACGAGGCGGCCGGGTCCACGTCGGTGGAGCTGGTGGCCGCCGTGACGGGCAAGGGCGGCGGGTCCTCCTCGCGGAGCGGGTCCAGCTCGCGGAGCGGGTCCAGCCTCAACAAGTCCGGCGGGTCGGCCAAGTCCACCACCGGCAAGAGCAACCGCGGCAAGGGCACCGGCTCCGGCAAGTCCTCCGGCCACGGGTCCAAGCACGCCGACGACTGGGACGACTGCGACGACTGACCGTCGTCCCCTGCCTCCCACCCCACCCCTCAAGCCCCGGGCGTGCGCGCCCGGGCACCCCACCTCGCATCTGGAGCTCAACATGCGTTTGTTCCGCAAGTCCGCCCCGGCCGCCGACGTGACGCCGGCCGCCGCCCCCGTGGCGGTGCCCACCGGGCAGGGTCCTGCGATCAGCCTGGACAAGCTGCCCCCGTCGCTGGCCAACCTCGCCAAGACGGCCGCGGTGTCCCTGGAGAAGAAGGGGCTCACCGGGCAGCGCGCGGCGGTGTACCTGGTGATGGACCACTCCGGCAGCATGAGGCCGTTCTACGCGGACGGCAGCATGCAGCGCCTGGCGGATCAGGCCCTGGCTCTGTCGGCGAACCTGGACGACGACGGACAGGTGCCCCTGATCTACTTCGGCAGCCGCGTGGACCACGACCGCAGCCTGAGCCTGGACAACTACCGGGGCGTCATCCACGAGACCCACCAGTCGGTTCCGTGGGGCACCACGGACTATGCGGCGGCCATCCGGTACGTGACGGCCTTGCACGAGGGCACGAACATGCCGGGTCTGGTGATCTTCCAGACGGACGGCGACCCGGACTCCCAGAAGGAGGCGGAGGACGCGCTGCGGGAGGCGTCCGAGCGGGCGGTGCGGTTCGCGTTCGTCGGGTTCGGCAAGCAGGTCAACTTCCTCAAGAGGCTGGACAAGCTGCGCGGCCGGGCGGTGGACAACGCGTCGTTCTTCCACGCGGAGGACCCGTTCATGGTCAGCGATGTGGAGCTGTATGACGGGCTGATGCGCGAGCACGCGCCGTGGACGGCCGAGGCCCGCGCCGCCGGGATCCTCCTGTGAGCCCGTGGCGCCGGTTCATGCTCGGGCTGGCCTGCGGCATCGTCGCCGGGGCCGTGACGTGGGCCATCGAGCCCGTCCGGTCCTGGTGGTGGGTGGCCGCCGCGGTGGTGGCCGCCGCGGTGTGGTCCAGCGGCCGAATCGACCTGTCCGGCATCACCGACTGACCACCTGAATGACGGCCGTAGCGGGCGCCCCTACGCCCCGCGGCCGTCCCCGGGCCCGCCACCCGACCTCCCCCCAGGGTGGCGGGCCCGGCCATACCCGATGACCCCTTGAAAGGTGTGTCCATGAGCGTGGACATGGTGGCCCTCTATGAGGAGGGGGCCAGTATCGCGGCGGTGGCTGAGGCCGCCGGCCTGTCCTACCGGCAGGCCCGCGCGCAGCTGCTGGACGCCGGTGTGACGCTGCGGCCCTCCAGCGTTGTGCGGAAGGAGACGCTGGCGTTGGCGGATGAGGCGGCGCGGCTGTACGCGTCGATGCCCATCAAGGCAGTGGCGGACCGCATGGGGCTGTCCTACACGTGGACGCATGAGCTGCTGCACCTGGCCGGTGCGCCGATACGTGACTCACAGGGCCTGCCCCGTAAGGCGGTGGCGTGATGGATCAGCAGGAACTCGGCCACCTGGTGACGGTGGCCCTGGCCACGGCCATTGACGGCGACGCGGACGGCGCGGCCACTGCGGTGTGCACCATCGGTGAGCGCAGCGGGCCCGGGCAGTTCGAGGTGTACGCGGCGTGTTGCTCGTTCGCGGAGGCCGCCCGGCAGGCCCTGGTGAAGCTGTACGACGGCAAGGCGCCGGACCGCTCGCGCGGGGAGATGTGGGCCATGCAGCAGGTGCCCGGGGCGGACGTCTACGAGACGTGGGCCATGCGGTTCATCGTCGCGTACGCCAACGACGACAAGCCGCAGGCCATGGCCCTGTGGAAGACCGCCATCGACCAGACGGACACGGATTACGTGGCGTCCGTGGCGTCGGTGCTGTCCACCGCGGCGTCCCTGTGGAGGACGGTGATCAAGAAGTGAGGTTCTTCCACGGAGGGCGGGCCGGGTTCCAGCCGGGGGACCTGCTGCTGCCGCCCATGGCGACCGGCGCACAGCACACGCTGACCGGGACGGCGCTGGAGCTGGGGGCCAGTGAGGACCACGCCCGGCAGGACGTGGTGTACGTGACCAGCGGCCGGGAGGTGGCCCGCGTGTACGCGGCCCTCGCCCCGGACGGCGGCCTGTACGAGGTGCTGCCGGACGGCCCGATGGAGGAGGACCCGGACTGCATGCTGCCGGGGGTGTCGTTCACCTGCCGGTACGCGGTGGTGGACCGGGTGGTGGACCCGGTGGTGCTGTTCCGGGACCGGCCGGTGGAGGCGTGGATGCGGAAGCTGACCCGGGCGACCGATCAGGCGCATGCGGAGTGGTCGCGGTGACCGCGTCCGTGCCCCCGTTGGGGCGCTGCCAACTGTGCGGCCACCGCCGGCGCCTGAGCCCGCACACGTCCACGCGAGACCGGCTGGTGAGGCTCCTGTGCACCGCCTGCTTCTCCTCGGCGACGCTCGCGGAGGAGGGCGGTCACCCGATCGACTGGCAGCAGGCGATGGCCACGTGCTCGGACGAGGAACTCGCGCGGCTGCTGGACGGGGCCCTGTGAGGTGCGGGTACGCCCGTTTCATGATCAGAAGTAAGCAACGCCAGGCATCACCCTCGTCGTGCAACTTGACGATGCAAGACGGCGATGCAATTGTGTGGTGCGTGACGGACACCGTTCCGGAACGGGTTCCAGCCCAGCGGAACCCCACGTCCCTGCACATGGCAGGCACTACCCCAGAGAGGCGCACTCGTGGCCACCACCCCGCTCCCGCAATCCGTCAGGAACGCGTGGATCAACCGGCTTCGTGATGAGGCGTTGCGTATGCGCCGGGCCGAGGTGTCCAGGTGCGTGCACGTCGGGATCCTGATCGGCACGTACGCGGACGCCGACGGCACGAATGCATTCCCGAGCAACCGGACGCTTGCCCAGATCGCAGGGTGTACCGAGGAGACCGTCACGCGGTGCGTGAAGGTGCTCACCGCGGTGGGGCTGCTCCAGCGCAAGCGGCGCCCCAACAAGTCCTCTGTGTACCTGCTGATCGTCCCCATGGGTAAGCCGGTGCCGTGGGAGGAACACCTGCACCTCTACACCGACACGCGACAGGCCCGGCGCAAGAAGGCCCTCAAGGAGGGGGCGCTTTCGGGGGCGACCGCCGGCGGTGCACAGGGCGCTGAGGAGTCCGGGAACCCGGTGCGCAACGGGTTCCGGAAACCGTTCCAGGACGGTGTTCCGGAACCCGTTCCCGCCGGGGGTTCCGAGAATTCCGGAAACCGTTCTGGAACGGGGGGGAAACCCGTTCTGGAACGGGGTCCGGAACCCGTTCCCGCCGGGGCCTACCAGTACCTTTACCCGGAGACTGACCACACTTTGGCTGATGACTCACCTCAGCCACAGGAGGGTGCGTGCGCGGGCGGCAAGGAACTCGATCAGTCAGTGGTGCAGGAGGAGCCGTTCGGCCGGTGCGAGCAGTGCGGCGTGCAACTCCTGCGTCCCGGCTCCAAACGCTGCTCGATCCACCGGGAGGGAGCGCGCTCCCGCAGCCGGGGGAGTGAAGGGCGCAGACGGGCGATACAGGCCCCGTTGATGATGCCCGTGCCCGATGACGCCCCGGGCGCCGGCCGCCCCGGCACGCAGCAGCCTGCCGAGTTTCAGTGGCCAAAGCCTGATCCGCTCGCCCCGGAGCGCCTTTGCGGGTGCGGCAGGGCGTACCGGGACCGGAAGCCCGGCGGTAGGTGCCCTGACTGCCTGTACGCCGAGCACATTGCGACACACGGACATCGGGGGACGGCATGAACCGCACCGTCATACGCGAACTCTCCGCAGCCCTGCGGACCCTCGGGGAGCACGGCGCACACCTGGAGCCCATCGAGGCCACACCCGAGCAGCTCGGCCGGATCGCGGAAGCCATGGCGACCGCCCGCCGCCTCCTTGCGCAGGCGGACACGCCGCCCCCCACCACGCGGTGCCGCCGACACCCGCGCGGCCCCGTAGAGCCCGGCACCACGGACGGATGCCTCCTGTGCCGCGTGGCCCGCCCCACCGCCACCCGCCCCGCGCAACAGCCGGCGAGCCTGGACGAGGTCCGGGAGTTCATCAGCGAGCACGGCGAGGCCGCTTCAACCAGCCGCTACGGCGGGCCCCTCACCACCCGCGCCCTCAAGGGGGATCGCTCCGCCCCCGGCAGGAGCACCCCGTGGATGCCGTAGACGGCGCCATGTGCGCCCGCTGCTGGCGCCCCCTGCCTGAGTCCGAACCGCATGAGCCCGGGACGCTGTGCCGGGCGTGCCGCCGCTCTGATGGGGGTACGGCAGACGCCGCCCCCGAACCACCTCCGCAGGTGGAGGGACAGCAGGAGCTCCCCCTGACCTGGTTCCAGCCCACGTTAGGCGCCCTGTAGGCCACCCCTCCGGGGTCGACGGACACACCATGCACCTTCCTGTTGCAACCCCACGACTGCTAGTGTCTAGTCGGCAGGCAACTAGTCGACCAGTCGACGCGCGCCCCGGGCGCGCACACTCTCCGCATCCAAGGAGCAGACCATGACCACCTGGAACCCCCGCCTTGACGTGGTGGAGGCCCTGGAGGCCGCCGGTTGGACCGGCGACACCGACAACCCCCTCGGCCTGCTGCGCCACAACGGCGCCGTATGGGGCACCACCTCAGACGCCGGTGACTCCAGCCTCACCGAGCCCACCGCGGGTCAGACCATCGGGTTCCCGAGCAACACTCCGGACGAGCTGATCGTGGCCACCTGCCTCGCCGCCGCCGGACAGGCCGACCACCCGCTTGCCGATGAGCACGTGGCCAACCTGGAGGCCCTCGCCGCGTCCCTGCCCCCCGCCCCCTGGTCCTACGACCCGGACTCCGAGGTGCTGCACGACGCCAACGGCCAGATGATCGCTGACCTCTGGCACAACCAGCTCGGGGAGTACCTCGTGGCGATGCACGCCGCCACGCTCCCTCTCTTTGGCACCGTGGGACGACTGCGCCTCGCCCTCAAGTCCGCGCAGCGGCGCGCCGCCCGCCGGCAGCCGCACGAGCGGGAGGGCTTGATCTTCCACCTGGAGCGCGAGAACAAGCGCGTCCACTCCTTCGCCCGCCTCGCCAACGACGCCTCGCAGGCCTGCTCACGCATGTGGGAGGAGTCGGCGGCGGAGGCCGCGACGCTGCGAGAGGCCAACGCCGTGCTCCTCAAGCGCATCGCGGACGCGGAGACCCGACTGGAGGCCCTTTCCGCGAGCAGTGAGCCCCCGTGCGCTCACGAGTCGTGGGAGGTCACCAGCGAGCACCGCGCGGACGGCGCCGGCTGGTTGAAGTTCCGCAGGTGCGCCGACTGCGACGACCAGCTGACCCCCGTGGTGGAGCCGGAACCGCACTGGCCCGACTCCGCGCACCGCGGCAAGGCCGCGAAGACCACCCCATGCCGCGAGATGAACCACGACTCCATCGGCCGCGAGGTGTTCTGCGAGATCGAGGACCCCGACCACGACGAGGACCACGACGCCGGCGACGGCGTCACGTGGCCGCGCGAGGACTGACCACCGCACCCCCTACCGAACGGAGACACCACCGTGAGCGACACCATGAACGCCGTCCTGGCCGCCGTCGGCTACCTGCTACTCGGCGGCGCCGTCCTGGCCCACATCTTCGGCCGCATCACCACCCCCGCGTTCGGCCTGCTGTGGACCGTGGGCATGGGCGTGTCCTGCATACGGTTCGCCGCGCTCGGGGCGTGGTTCTCCTTCTGGTGCGGCCTGGCGTCCATGCTCCTCATCGCCGGGGTGTGGACCGCGGACCGCCGCCGCCAGGCCCGCACGGGGGCCAACGGCTGATGAGCACCAGCACGACCCCCCCGCCCACCGGCGGGGGGCTTCCCCTGCGCCCCGCAGTCCTGCCCACCCGCAAACGCCGGCCGCACCCCCGAGAGGCGGCCATCCTCACCGCCCTGCGGCAAGGCATGTCCAACAACCAGGTGGCCCGCACCCTGCGCGTGGACCGCGCCGCCGTCCGCCGCATCCGCGGTGAGCACGACATCCCGCAGCCGCAGGCCGGCACCCGCACCCTGGAACAGAAGTGGGCCGCCAACGTCCGCGAGGTGGACGACGGCACCCGCATCCACCTGGAATGGACCGGGCCCCGGGCCAGCAGCGCGGGCACCCCGGTGCTGCGCCACCAGGATGAGACGTACAGCGTCGCCGGGATCGCGTTCAGCATGCGCACCGGCCGCGCCCCCGCCGGCCAAGTCCGCCCCGAGTGCGATCACCCCGGCTGCGTCGCCCCCGGCTGCGTGAGCGATGAGGAGGAACGCACCAGGGTGCGCGAGCAGCTCCGCCGCACCCTCGGCCTGCAAGACCTACCGGACCGCTGCGGCAAGGGCCACGACCAGCGCGAAGCCCGCCGGTACGGGCCCGGCGGTGAGCCGTACTGCAAAGCCTGCGTGACCGAACGCAAGCGCAAGCAGCGCGCCAAGGACAGCAAGGCGGACACCTCATGACCACCGCCACCGCCCCCGCCGAGCCCCTGGCCCGCGTCCGCATCGTCATCGCCTGCGACCGCTACGGCTGCACCGCCGAGTCCGGAGCGTGGTACCGCGTGCCCCGCCGCATGCTCCTCCCCGACCGCTACGCCCTGCACCGCGCGCAGCTCACCAGCCGCCGCGGATGGACCCACAACCGGCACGGTGACGACCTGTGCCCGAAGCACGGCGACGACGCGCACGAGACCGCCGAGGTGACCCCGTGAACCTTGCCCGCGTCCTGGGCGCCATCCTGCCCGCGGTGTCCCTCCTGGCCGCCGTCTGGTTCGCCGCATGGGCGGAGACCGCCCGACGCTCACGGCGCCACCGGAAAGCCATCCTCACGTACCTGCGCCACCACCCGGACGTGTCCACCGCCCACCTCGCCCGCCGGCTGCGCATCCCGTACTCCAGCACCTTCGCGGCACTGGACACCTTGGAGGCCGCCGGCCGCGTCGCCCGGTACCGCCCCTACACCGGACCCCACACGTGGCACACCACCCACCTCGAGGAGACCGGCCCTTGAGCACCGTCCGGACGGTGACCGTCTTCACCGGCGGCGCCGTGACCGCCGCCCTGGTCACCATCCTCACCCTCGGCACCCAAGGCAGCCGGTGGGCGCTGCCGGTCGTCGCCGTGCTGTACGGCGCCGCATGGTGCACCCGCCCCGCCCCGGCCCGGCCCGTCCAGCCCCGGGACAGGCCGCCCACCCGGCCGCCGCAGCACTGACCAGCCCCACGCCCCCCCCGGGGGGCGGCCACAGACCGGAGGACGCATGTACTGCTACACCTACGACGGCGGCACACACTGCACGTGTGATGGCCGCTGCGAGGAACGGCGGGCCGCCCTGCGCCAGCAGCTCGCCCGCATCGCTGACTGGTTCCGCGCCCTGCGCGAGCAGCTCACCGCCCTCGCCCACCGCCTCACGCAGGCCCTGCGCCCCCTCGGGGAGCAGCTCCGAGGCCTGGCCGAACACACCGCCGCCCGCCGGCACCGGGACCGGGACCGGGACCGGCCGGCGTGGTGCAGCCCGTACGGGCCCGCCCCCAGGGGGCGGCGCCGATGAGCGACGCGCCCCGCCGGCGTAGCGCCCGCCGGTACGTAAGCCACACCACGGAGGAACTCATCCGCCGCTGCTACCCCGGCCTGGTCCCCTCCCGCATCATCGAGCGCGCCGTCCGTGAGATGGCCATCCGCGAGGGCCGCCTCACCCGCGACGGCCAGCCCCGACCCACCCCACCCCGGAGGCCACGGTGACCCTGGAGCAGCTCCTCCACCTCGTCCAGCGCGCCGAGCGGTGCGCCCTGCTGCCGGCTGAGGCCGCCCGGCTGCGCGTCGGCCTCCACCAGCTCCAGGACCGCGCCGACGAGGCGCCCCGCATCCAGGTGCAGTTGAACGAGGCCCGCCGCGCCCTCCAGATCGTGCTGGAGGGGCAAGCACTCACCACTCCGGCAGCGACTCAAGCGACCGACGCGCGGTGTCCATCGTGTGAGCACGAGGCGCGATTCCACGACTCCGGCGGCCGGTGCTGGTTCACGGTCGAGCAAGGCGTACCGGAGCGTGACGCCGTGTGCTCCTGCCAACTGCGGCCCCCGTCCCTGGAGGACCGCGAGGGATACCACGCCCCGGACGACCGATGGACACTTCTGAACACGTCCGCGGACATCCGTCCGGACCCGGATACGTCCATCCGGACGGTGTCCGGGCGCGTCCTGCGCGGTCCGGTGATCGACGAGTCCGGACGGCCTGTGACCAGCACGGACACCGTCCATCCGGACGGCGGACAGGACACTGTCCGCCCGGACACCCCGCCCGCGGACACGCCCGGACATCCGTCCGGAGGCGTCCGCGTGGAGTACCGCGCCACCGTGCCCCGTCACCTGCTGGGCGCTGCCGTCGCGGAGGCACTCGGAGCCATCGAGCGGGAGACCAAGGGACGGGAACCAGGGGAGGGGGAGGCGTGATCGACCGCGAGGAACTCACCGCCGTCAAGAGCATTGCCGTGGACACTGTGCGCGTGACCCCCCTGGACGAGGCCGGCACACCAGACCACCCGTGGGCCATGACGTATGAGTTCCGCACCCCGGTGCTGTTCTGCGTGGCCATAGCCGAGCTGCCCGGCGGGTGGCCCGGTGAGGCCCTGCGGTACCGCCCCCACCGCTACGTCGGCGCCATCGTGGCCGAGTACGAGCACGAGCAGAGCCGGGACATCCAGGCCCTCGCGCAGGGTCTGTGGCAGCGCCGACGCAGCGGCGCGGCCGTGGAGGGCTGGACCCTCATGGACCCCGGCATCTGGTGGTACGGGCTCATGCCCTGGTGGCGGCACTGCCCGGACACCGACCGGTGGCCGATCAAGGACACGGACGAGGACCGGGCGTACGCCGTGGGCAACCTGCGGGGCGTGGACGGCTACCCGTGGCCCACACCGTCCCCGCTCACCGACACATACAGCCCGTACAGCGGCACGCAGATGATCGTCGCCCAGACCCGCGAGCCGCCCCCGCCGGCCGGGCTCGCCCCCTTCACCCCCGCCGCATCCTGACCCCGGCAGAGGGCGCAGGCCGCCGCGTGCCCGCACAGCAGGAAGCCCCCGCCCGGTTGGGCGGGGGCTTATCCGTTCCCCTGTCAGGCTCCGGCCTGCGCCTTGCGGCGGGCCTCACGCTTGCCGTAGCAGTCGAGACACAGGCTGTAGGTGCGGTACCGGCGGCGCCCCTTGCCGGGGATCCGGTCCTGCACGAGCTTCACACGCTCGTGGCCCGGGGCCTTGCACTCCTCCTCCGTGCACTCCTCCGTCCGCGGCTCGAAGTACCCGATGCTGTAGTGGTAGAACGCCTGCCACGCCTCGAACGGCTCCGGCGCGTAGTACCCGTCGGTGTCGGCGATGCCCTGGTCCACGTACCGGAGGTACGCCTTGCGCTCCGCCTCCAGGTCACACACGTGTACCTCGGCGGGCGCCTCCTCGGCGGGCGCCTCCTCGGTCAGGCCGTTGTCCGCGAGGATCTCCTCCACCGTGCGGGGCGTCCAGCGCAGGTTGCCCCAGTTGGCGCCGTTCTCGAACTTGCCCAGCAGCTCCGCCGCCTCGCGCATCGGCAGCGCCTGTGAGATCGCGTCGCCGTTGGCGTCGGTCACCTCGTACCCGGCGGCGGTGGCGGTGAGGCTGTAGGACTCGGTCATCGTGTGCTCCCTGGTGTGTTCCCTGCGGTGTAACACCACTATATGCACCCTCACGTTGCAACGTCAAGTTGCCACGCGGGGATGAGGGAGCCCCCGTCCACCAGGGGGAGCGGGGGCTATCCGGACCGCGGTCCGCCTACGGGCTCAACGATCAATAAACGTGCAGCTCAGCCGGGGTCTTGCAGGTCCGTCCGTGCACCCGGGCGCTTGGGATTGGCGTCGAAGTATGCGGCCACGGCGGACGCCCGCCACCGGGTGCGGGTGCTGCCTTGGGTCGGCTCGGGAGCCGGGAACCTCCCGCTCGCCCGCAGTCGATGCAACGTCGTGCGGCTCACGCCGAACCGCTCGCACACACCAGCGATGCTCAGCAACTCATCGTCGGGGCGTTCCTGATCTTCGGGCACTGCTCAATCCTCCGTGAACCTCGTGACAAATGTCAACAGGTGGTCTACTGTGGCGACCGTAGGACCCCCACCGCGACCGGTCGCACGGACGCCGTGGGGTGAAACGCACAGGGCCCGGCGGTCGCACGCCGGGCCCTGCCGCCCGGCCCGCGGTCGCACGCGGGACAGGCATGCCAGACCTGCCGAGAACAGGAGCTGACACATGCAGTCTATTGATCGGAATCGCGGCGCGTCCCAGGACGGCCCGGATCAGGGTAAGTCCGCTGGTGAGCGCGTCACGGACCTGCTTGCCGAGTGCCGCGCGGACTACGGCACCCCGCGGGAGCGCGCCGACCGCGCGGTCCGCGCCCGCTGCCAGTCCTCCCTTGCCATCGAGCACGAGGGGGAGGCGGCGCTCTGATGGGACTTCGCGACAGCATCCGTAACGCGTTCAGCGGCGGATCCTCCACCCCGCACCCCGGGGCCTCTCCGTACGCCTCCACCAAGGATCGCGACCGGTACAAGCGGCAGCAGGCCAAGGAGGCCAAGCAGGCCGCCGGCCGCCGCGCCCGCCACCGCGCCGAGGTCTTCCGCGGCGGAGTCGACCCGGAGCCGCCCTACATGGTGCGGCCCAAGTAGCCACCCCCAATAGCGGCCCCGGCGGCGCATCCCCCACCTTCCCCTCCTGCGCCCCGGGGCCGCTCCCGGGCGCTGCCCTCTCCCCCCTGGGCGGCGCCCGGGCCACCTCTCCACCGAGAAAGGCCAGCAGTCATGACCACCGAGCCCCGCATCCCGGGCGTCAAGTACCGGGTGGAGACCCGGACCCGGCAGGTCCCGGAGGACGTCATGGGCGACACCGTGATGGTGGACGAGGAGTACACCACCGACATCCCCGTGCCCCCGCGCGACTGGGACCGCATCATCCTGCGGTTCGTCATCGGCGCGGCCGTGGTCACCACCGCGGTGGCCGTCGTGTGGTCCACCGCGAGCATCGGCGCACTGCTCGCCCTCCTCGTCCATCCGCTCATCGCCTACGGCGCGGCGATCACGTTCGAGGCCGCGTGGATCACCTGCCTCGCCGTGGCGTGGCTGCTGCGCACGGATCCCGAGCGCGCCAAGCCCGTGAACATCGCCGGGTGGGTGGCCCTGGCCGTGGTCGTGGCTGCCGTCGTCTCTCACGGCGCCCACGTCCATCAGGTGGTCGCCGGTGTCGTCGGCGGCGCCGTGTCCGTCCTGGCAAAAGGGCTGTGGACGGTCGTCCTTCGGCTGTTCTCCGTGGAGTTCGGCAAGGGCGTGGCCACGTGGCTGCGCATGCGGCAGCAGGAGAACGCCGCCGCCGCCACCCTGCTAGCGCAGCAGCGGCGCCTCGGCGGACAGCAGGCGTACATGGCCGCGGTCTACGGCCAGGACCACGTCACAGGTGCACTCGCCACCGTGGCGGGCGGACACGTCCCGCAGCTCACGCCCGGACGCCCGGACGCGTCCGCCCCGGACGCGGACACCGTCCCGGCCCCGTCCGGACAGCCGTCCGTGCCGGACCCCCGGCCGGAGCCTGAGCCGGAGCCCGTCCGGACCACGTCCGAGCAGGCCAGTGCACCTGTTCCCCCGCCGGCCGCTCCGCTCGTGTCCATCGCATCCACCGTCCGGACGATCCTCGCCACGCTCCCGGCCATTGAAGACGAGCAGCTGATCGACCGCGTCAAGCAGCTCCACGGTGACCGGCCGAAGCTCGGGGAGACCGTCCTTCGCTACGCCCGGAAGATCAGGAACGCCGCATGACCACCAACCTGGACGATGACGAGGCCTCCGTGCAGGCCGCCCTCAAGGGGCTCGGAGTCGGCTTGATGGGGGGAGACCCGGACCCCGCCCCGCCCCCGCCGAA